GATCCGGCTTCGGCTCGGGCTCTGGCTTTGATTGATCCGAGTAAAAGACCTCGTCGTTTTCAACGACACCACTCTGAGTGACGCCGCCATTGACAACCACGTTAGCTTCCATCTCAGCCAACCCGGTTGTTGCTGGTCGTGTTGATGGGGCTGGCAGTCTGGGTTCCAGAACCAAAGTTGATAGCCTGATTGGTAGCACGAATGCTCTGACTTGCGTCGGCAATCATGTGGTACAGACGATCGAACTGGGTTTGTTGCTGCTGCTGCGATTGAGCTTGGTTCACGGTCTGCGTAACAGTGACTTCGGTATCGCGAGCATGACGCTGAGCACGATAGTCCCCACGCAGCTCAATGATGGCGGCATTAGCCTCTGCCAGTTGACGGTTCAACGTGTCCTGGTAGTTGCTGGTGATCAGGGCACGAGTCTTCTCACCATCATTTGTGATGTTGGTGTTGGTCGCGTTGATCATCTGCATGAGCGCAACAGTGTTTGCGTTCACGGCGTCTTTCGTACCGTCAATGCGATTGGCCAGGGAGCCAGTCACGTTGTTCAGTTGACTGACGATCGCGGCAGATTGCTGAGCTTGAGAAGCCTCCATTGCCGCAGTGGATACGGCAGTAGCTTTGTCAACAGCGCCAATTGCTTGCATCAAGTCCATGTTGGCTTGGTTTTGTTCGGGCGGGTTGCGCAGAACGGCGCCGCCAACAACGCCGGCACCATCAGTGCCATTGCCGAACAGACCGCCATTGCCTTGGCGCAGAAGCGAACCAAGGATAAGGCCACCGATAAGCCCGCTGCCGCCGCCACCAAACATACCATCGCCTCCGCCACCTTTGGTAGCCATAGACATCAACATCGGGCCAAGCCCGTCCATTCCGGAAGAATCAGACATTGTTTATCTCCTAAACCGTCAACGCGACGGCAAGGTGATTGAACGATAGATGCCAGACCGCAACCATACGACTGAGGTATGCCTGACCAAGGTATAGGAAGAGCCAAATGGAAGAGCCACAGTTAACGCCAAGACAACGCTCAGTTCTGGATGAGGTCTGCAAAGGCAGATCCAACAAAGAAATAGCGCGAGCCCTTGGTATGGCTGAGGTTACAGTAAAGCTGCACCTGACAGATATATTCAAATCCATTGGGGTTAAGACACGGGCTCAAGCGATGGTTGCATACAGCAAATCACCAATAGAAATCAAGGATCCATTCAAGCCGCTCACAGAGCTAGACATCCTGAGAGAATTTACCAACATCACGTTCAGCAATATGGACCTAGCGTGGGCCGACCGAGTCATCAAGTTCGGGCACGCAATTGAGGCAAGAATAAAGGAGAGAGACTTCCCCTCTTCCTCGTAGCCCCGCTATGCCCCTCCCCTATAGAGGGAGGGGCTTCGCTCTTTCTATGTTCCCCTGTTTCTAACCGCTGCTTCTTTGTTTCTTCTCTATTCGTGGCCCGCTAAAGCGGGCCGTTTTATTTCTAAGGAGAACTCATGTCATACGTGGCAATGCTTGATCGACTCGATGGATCGGTTGAGACAACGCAAAAAATCATCGACGAGTACGCTGAAAAGTTGGAAGAGGACAGCGGAGAGGCGACTGAAGGGCTGGAGCTCATGCTCAACCGCTACGTCACACTTTGCGGCGAGTTGGAAACCGCTGCATATCGTTACACCCGAGCCGTTTCTCTTGAAGATCGGGATCAACTGAAGTCCGTTCATGATGAACTGTTTCTGAAAGTTAGCAAACTCAAAACTTTGTTTTATGGAATAAAGAATAGGGTAAGCAGCCATCAATGCATGATGCCTTGGCTTTTGATTCGTGTTCGAGCCGACAACTGCCTACAAGAAAAGTCAATTCGTAGACTACGCGATTTGATAAGCACAGTTTCAGATGCAGAAGACTACGACGAGTGCTTTCAATGGCTTGACACAGAGTTCAACATAGTTTCGTGTGACCACTGCGATGGCTACGAGTTTGCTGAGATGGAAGCTTCAACATATGGAGACGGAAATGTTTGCCGTAACTGCATCGACAATGGCGAATACGTCTGGGCAGATTACTACGAAACATATCTCTACAACGAGGTAGCAATTTGGGCTCTTGATGAATCAGGAAGCGAAGTCAAAATTCATCGTGAAGATCCCGACTTTCACTACGACGAGGGTCGTGGATGCTACGTTCACGAAAACTATGTTCCGCCAGCGCCTCCGGTCATTGGCTCATACCACTCGAGCAAGAAAAAGTTTCAGCCTCAGCACGACGAATGGTCTACGAACTTTTCTCGTTGGTTTGGCGTTGAGCTAGAGGTTGAGACTAGGGTTGGCGATCGACACGATCACGCTAGGCGTTTGAATGAAGTCATCAACGGCGGAGTTATTGGGAACAAAGTTTTCTTCGAGCATGACGGTTCTTTGAACGACGGCTTTGAAATCATCACGCAGCCGTTCTCTTTGCCGGCGCATGAAAGACTCTGGCAGTTTCTCAATGACCGAGATGCTGTGCGCGGTCTTCGTTCGCACAACACTTCGACTTGCGGTCTTCACGTTCACATCACCAAAGCGGAGATGACTCAGATGCAGATCGCCAAGATGGTGACTTTCATCAATGATCCAGCAAACGAACCGCTGATTAAAGCTGTTGCTCGGCGCTATGCGACCGGCTATTGCAGGATCAAGAAGAAGACCATCGAGGATGCAATGGATAGCGAGGATCGGTACGAGGCGTTGAACATCACGCCCAGCCGAACCATCGAGCTGCGAGTCTTCAGGGGTTCTTTGAAGTACGACTCAGTCATGTCTGCCATCGAGTTCTCAAATGCAATAGTTGAGTTCACTGCCGGAAAAAGGTTTGGTCCTACCGAGCTGACGATGGATAACTTCATGACGTTTGTGAATGCCGAGCTATACAGCAGCACAAACAATCTGCGTCCTTATCTGGATCGCAGGATGGAGATCGTGCGAGTCAACCCCGATGTCACGGATCCGAATCCGGAAGAGACCATCGAAGAGAACAACTTCACCGCTTAATCAAAAAGGAATAGCTAATCATGTGTCTTCTCGTTCAACAGCCCGCCTCCACCAGCTTCACCGACGACTTCTTGGCTGACGTCTACGCCAAGAACAAAGACGGACTCGGCGTCATGTATGCCGAGGATGGCAAGGTGCATGTCTTCAAGTGCCTGCCGACCAGCGCACAAGAGTTCATTGACTTCTACCGCAAGCATGCCGACGGCAAGGACTGCGTGTGGCACGCTCGCATGCAGACGCACGGCGACATCGACTTTGACAACTGCCATCCCTATAAGGTGACTGACGACATCTGGCTGGCACACAACGGCATCCTTTCGATGGGTAACGACAGCGACACCAAGCGCTCGGACACTTGGCACTTCATCAACTTTGTGTTGCGGCCAGCTCTGATTGCTGATCCAAAACTTATCCATGACGCCAGCTTCCAGGCTTACATGGGATCGATGATCGGCAGCGGAAATAAGTTTGGCATCGTTACCGGCAGCGGCGACGTTGTTCTTATTAACCGGAAGTCGGGCGTTGAGTTTGTGGGGGCTTGGCTGTCGAACACGTACGCGTGGTCGCCATCCAAGTTTGGCTTTTATCAGACGCCTACGTATCCGACGAAAACGTACCAGTCGAACTGGATGCAAGGAAAGTTCTACGGAAACTACGACGACGACCTGCGCTACTACAAGTTCGAAGAAGAAGAAGAAGTCAAGGAAGCAAAGGGTCAACTCATCAAAGAAGAGGTGACAACGAACGAGCTACGCAAGTATGTTCGTGCTGCGTTCAACTGCTGGACTCAGAAAGGTGTCAGAGGAGTTGAGCAGTGGGTTCATGACGCGCCTTACAAGGCGATTGCATTGCTCAACCACTACTATGACGAGGTTGACGACATCACAACCCTGGTTGATTCTGACCCAGTTGAAGCATCAGAGTGGATCGCCGACCTGTTTCATTCCGAGTCCGTTACCCCATCTTGGGTTAGCTAAGGAGTCGCATGGATCAATGGCAAGAGCATGTCTCGCTAGAGATAACCAATGCCTACATGGATGACGATCGAATGCTTGAGATAGCCCAAGCTTTGAGTCGGATGGAGTCAGCCGATCTGATTCCTCAGACTATCAGCGACGAGCTATTCACCAGGCTCGACTTCTTCAACTCGGGAGGTTAATGAATATCATCGCGCAAGGCGACAAGGGGCTTCAGCCCCTTGAGGGTGACCTCACCAATAAGGTGCTGGTCCTTCTTCACACCAAGCTAAACCGAAGGCACCAGATCCCAAGGTTCCAGCTATTCAAAGCACTAGGAGGTTTCGGCTGCAAGGAGCGCAGCCTTGGTCGAGCGGTGTTCGGAGTCCACATCGCAGACAACGAGGATGCCCGGTGGAATCGATCCGACTTCATCGGGATTGCGCAGGATTCTCTAATCAAGGAGGCGATGGAAGACACTACACCGGTTAAGGGCATTGATCTCAATGCTCGCGTCTACATGGTATTCACCAAGGACGGAACCTTCTCACAAGGAGACACGGTCGACCAAGCAATGACTAGGCTTCGCCGCATTACAAAGTCCGCGGTAAGCGTGGCCTATCACGCGCATCCAGAATCAACCATTAACGACTTCGGCTACATGAGCTATCCATCGGGAGCCGAACCAGTCGAAGTCAAGATCAAAAGACAAGGAGCGATTTGGATAGACGGCAACTAGAAATTAAACGAACCGTGGAAGGACTCGGCTACAAGGTCGAGTCCTTTTTCCACACAGGCGGTAACCATTTCATAGTACTTGTTTCAGATGGACAAACAAAAATACGAATCAACTGGCCCAACTCAAGCGGAGACAGAAGATGGATCTACAACAAAAAGGCAGAGATCCGCAGGATATTCAGACAGGTTGACGAAGGAGGAGCACCAAGGTCTCGTGTCGGACTTCCAGAACGGAATGTCTAACGAAGACATAAAAAAGAAGTACGGCGTGAGCCACCGAACAATTCACTACAACGTGCGCAAGGCTGGGGTTGTCCCTGAAAAGAAAGCCATTCGCCGCTACAAAAAGCTGTCTCCAATTCAGCTCAGCGCGATGTACACGATGGCAGATATGGGGGTAAAGAAAACAAGGATCGCCAAGACGTTTGGAGTGTCAAGAGGAACGGTTCATACCAAGCTGAGGGAAAGGTCCATCCTGGTCAGCAAAGTAACCGTTGATCCGCCAGCCAAGCAGAGCCTGATAGACAGGATTGTGGGCTGGTTCAGGTTCTAGGACGGAGTCCTAGATTGAAGCGGGGCATGGGTTAATCCCATGTCCCCGTTTCATTTTTTAGTGCTCAACGGCTACTCAATCTTTACACGCAACCAAAGAAGAAAACCCCGGCGCATTGGCCGGGGTTCCCATAGGCAACCACTACTGGGTTGAGGCGCATGCCTCATCGCTGTTGCTCGGTAGTCTCTCTGGTGGTTTGTCAGCATGCAAGTCGCTACGCAAATGCTCACGAACTACCGATGCGAACCCGTCCAAGGACAGGTCGGCAGTCCACTCCACGCCCGGCCATGAAGTCCAATCCCCGGTGAGCAACAGTTCCAGCGGGACACGCGCCCGCCAGCTCCGGAAGTCTTCCCGGTACGCTAGCGCGGGTATCGCGCCAACCTCTTCTGCCTGCCTCCAGGCCTGCTGCCAGAAGATATCCAACTCCCCCTCCGTAAGCTTCTTGTACCGCTTGACCTCGATGGCCCAGCCCTCCAGCCCAACGATGTCGTGGCCGCCTGCCCGTGTCTGCTCAAGGTTGCGTTTCATCGGTGCCGTCAACGCATCTCCTAGGATGTCAGTCAGAGCGCTGATGAACTCACGCTCACCCGCCGCACCCTTAGCCCTACTGTTTACCTTCTTCTTCATTCAGTTCTTCCAGATCAAATGCTGAATCGAGTGTGTTGGAAATCCACCACACAAAGGCAACGCCAAGTGCGCCGACGACAACGCCTATCAAAAGAAGCTCAGCCATTTGAGGCCTCGCGGAAGCTAGATAGGTGATCTTTGATCTGCGCCCTAGTCATGCCCCAAGTGAAGACGCTGCTGCCTGCGACGAGGTTTCGCTTGCGCTCGTCGTAGCGTTTGCGAATCGCCTTCTTGTCCGGCTTAGGTCTCTTGGCATCAGGCTTGTCGCCAAGGTCGTACACGGCCCTTGGGTAGCGGCGCTTACCCTCTGCATCATGGATGTATCCCGTGATATACACGCGCTTCGGAATGGTGGTCATCGCCCTGCTCAGGCGCGTCAGCACGGCTGAAGCGTAGTCGTGTCCAAGGCCAGTAGCTCGGCACAACTCTGCCCGTGTCATCGGCCCCTCATCAGCAAGGGCCTTCAGGATCATCTCGGTGTTCTCTCCGTATATCACTTCACTTGTCTCCAATACTCATACATCAGGCGTTGCGCAATAGCTTGAATGGCATACGCCTCCGACTCTGTTCCGGGGTTAGCCTCACCAACCAGATCTCTGTGGTGCTGCCAGATATGAACCGCCTCATGCACCAGCAGCGAGGCGATCTGTATTCCCGAGATGTCCTTGACCTGACGAGGCAAGCACACAATCGCGCAATGATCCTTATCGCTCTCGAAAAAGTGTGTCGTGGCGTCAGCCCGCGCATTCTTCTGGAACATGGGCCACAGATCTTCTTGCAGCCCAAGATCCCGGAGGATTGCGTGGAATCGTTTCTCGGTAGTGGCAACCTGAAACTTACAAACTGAGTCCCATAGGGATGGATTAAGCCAGCTCATGCCCCGTATGCCCTTCGCTCGGCCCGCTCATTGGCCTGCTTCGTACGCCAGATTTCGATCTCCCACTCGACTGCCTTCATGTGGTAGCGGATCTTCTCCTCCTCATGCACGGCGATCTTCAGGTCATCAAGCAGCTTGATGTAGACCGGGTTTGCGGCAGCCTCTCTCTCTTGCGCAGCGGCGGATGCGTGTCCACCCTTGAGGGCATCCTTCATCAGCATGGCGATGCAGCTCTTCTTGTAGTCTTCGAGGTACCCTCGTTGCGCCTTGGCCGGGGCATACATGTCGGCCAGTTTCCGGTAGCGCTCCAGTAGTTCTTCAATATCCATCTGCCTCTCCAATCGTTTCAAGAATCGTTTCAACCCGACCATCTCGGTAGTACAGCTTGTTGCCCATCCGGCTCGGGAACTTGAGGAAGTCCTCGCTGCCCGGCCTAGTCCAAGATTGCTGATACATCTTCGGGTCAAGGATGCCAACGCCAACCGTTGTGCGGCTGGCTGCAACGCTCGTCTTACCCGGCCTTCGCACCGGGCCAAGGGATTCGAGCTTTTCATGACCGGCCTCGGTCAAGTACCACAAATCACCTTTGCGGCGCACATAGCTGGAATGCTCAAGGCGAGCCATGTACTCTCCGTCAAAGCGGGCCACCGAATTGATGGCGCCAACAATGTCTTTCAGTTTCCTTGAGTCGCAAGGCCCATCGCCGAGTGCGGCAAGGATGCGATGAGACCCAGCGTTCGCAACAACTTTTCCAGTGATCACTTCTTTGCTCCAAACTTCAGAGTTGCTGAGCCCTTCTTGCGCCAGCAGGAGCCGCACACAAACTTCGGCCCGGACTCAACGCCATCGGAAACCGACCGGGATTGTCCGCACTTGACGCACTCCTTCATGCGTAGCGTGGCATCGAGAGAGCCGCTAAGACGAATGTGACTACGCAACATCTTTGCCCCCAAAAGATCCGCCCTCTTGGGCTGACTTGATGGCGCGTTCGCTCATGCCATCCACCCAATCTCTCATGCGCTCGGCCTCCTTGATGGCCTCGTTCGACTGCTGCTGACTAAACTTGCCAAGAGCAGATGCGCTGATTGCTACCTGCGTAAGGAGAACCTCGCTGATGCCAGCCATCTTCGCTGCCATGTCTTCATCGAACTCGCGGGCTATCTCGCACAACATAGCGATGACGTTGGCGGACTGATGCACGTTCAGCAGTAGGCGAACGTACTCAGAGTACGACTCGCCCTTCACCGCGGATAGGTTGTCAATCATTCCCATAGCCTCCTCGCGGATGGCATCGACATTCTTCAACAGTTGCTCGTTCACTTAATGACTCCAATAAACCCTCGGTTCCACAGCGCTTGCGTGGTACGGCAGATGGCGGTGAGGGTGTAATCCCGCTTCTCTGATTTGCTCATCTTGTTGCCCTGGTCGAGTTCCGTATGGCAGCGGTAGCAGAGCCACGCGCTCATACAGTCGTCGGCCTTAAGGCCCCTGCCCTTGCCGTGCTCAAGCAGGTTCGAGTGGGCGGCAACAACGGTTCCGTCGTCGTTCCCGCACATGACACACGGCATTCCTTCGGCGAGATCAAGTAGCTTCCGATCTCTGTGCGTCATGCCTTCTTATCCTCACGCTGGTCGGCGCCCCTACGAACAGGGCTGAATTTCTCGCAGCCGACATCCGTCTCATCGACGTATAGGAAGTAGGCTTGCCTCCACGGGTTAGGCTCGGTGCCACTCTCTGCGTTGCGGTAGCACTCAGTCCTACGATGGCAGGTAGTCGACGCGCACATGGTGATGTCAGGCATTGTTCCCCCTTGCGCGGATTTGTTTAGCGCACCAGTTAGCGGCGTTCCATCCCGGCTCTTCACACACCTTCGCACACGCTTCGCGCTCGGCTGCGGCGACAAGGGCGGCGAAGCGTTCAAGCTCCAACTGAATGCCTGACCTGCTTGGGTTCGGAAAAACGAAGTCGGCCTCGTCACAAGTGAAGCCTGCCTCCAGCGCCATGCGGATGATGTCGTCGCGGTTCATTCGCCACCCCCTACTCCGGGAGGGGAGTAAGCCCCATCGAATTCCTTGAACCGGCCGCACTCAGGGCGCCACTTGAGAAGTGCTGTACCGCGCCTGCCAAGCCAGCGAGAGCGTATCTTCTGAACGTGAACCTCGGTCGCCGCCTGCGGGTTGTTGGTATCCCTGTGGACGGCGATGATGTTGTCGGCCTTGTTGTAGAAGTGTGCCGACCCGCTGACAGCGTAGCCGTCAGGCACAGGGTACACGCCCTTGTTGTCCTTCATCAGCTTCGAGGGGTGAGCCACCAGCCAGATGTGAATCTGATTGTCGCGGGCGAACTTGCGCATCTGAGTGAGGAAGGTCGAGACGTACTCGGTCTCGCTCACGCCGTCCTTGCGCTTGGTGTGATCCAGCTCGTTGTACGGGTCGATGACCAGACCCTTCATCCCTTGTCGTCGGATCAGAACCTTGGCCTTTGCAAGCACGGAGTCTAGGCTCGGCTCTTCCGGCATGATGAAGTGGAAGTGTTCGTTGACCCAAGACTTTGCCTCTTGGAACCTTGCATGGTTGACCTTGCCCGCGATGAGTCGCTCGCCCATCCGCTTCTCGATCAGCTTGGCTGCGTGCCAAGAGATCGGCTGGTTCTCTGGAGAGCAGACGCCAAAGGACCAGCCCGCGTTCTCGGCGATGTTCACTGCCAGAGCATCCAGCCACTCAGACTTACCCATTGACGGGATGCCGGTGACCAAGGTCCATTGACCGGGCGCTGGCGTATAGAGAGAGCTGACAGATGCCCAGCCGGTTGGCTCACCCTGGATCAGGCCATACTCCAGCATGTTGTTGATGTCATCCTCGATGTCGTTGAGAGAGAACACGCCCTCGACGGGGAACGACTTGGCGTCTTCGATGCAATGACGAAGGGTCTCGGCGCCGTGCTTCATCAGCACATCGTTGGCATCCTTGCAGCCATCTGGCCATGACACGCGCAGGCACTTCTCGCGGCCAAGGCGGCGAGCAAGCTCATCCTCCAGCTTCTTGCCCGGCTCATCGTTATCGACGGCGAGAATCCATTGCTTGACAGAGTCGAGTCTCTCGTCTTCGAGGTACTCAAACTTGACCTCTAGGTTCTTGGCGTCAGGCGTAGGGGCGCCGTCAGGAACAGAGACCGAATGGCGCAGGCCAGCAACCTCAAGAGCAAGGGCATCCATCTCTCCCTCGCAGATGATGGTCTGCTCCACGTTGATGTCATCGTACTTGTAGAGAACCTTCTGAGCGCCAGCGACCTGACGGAAGTTCTTGGCGCCATCCCTATACTTCACGTTCACTACCTCGCCTTCCTTGTAGAAGGGGTAGGCAATCGCGCTAACCTCGTCCTCAAGCTGAGGCATCCACACCCGCTCCATCGAGACTCGGTTGCGGATCAGGACTTCCGTTGTGATGCCGCGCTGAGCGAACCACTCGATGGCCTTGTCAGAGAGGGCGGCCGGGCGGAACTCAGGCTTGTGGTAGACGCGTCGGCTGGGAGGGGCTGAGCGGTTGATGACACCAGACCCAAGGCCACCAGACCATCCGCAATGGTGGCAATGCCAGATGCCCTTCACCGTGTTCACGTTCAGGCACGGATAGCTTTTCTTCTTTCGCGTGTGGCTGCATTGCGGGCAGGTTGTCTTGACCTCTTCTCCTGTCCTCCCCTGGAGATCGACGCCGAAGTCTGAAAAATTCTTCATATTGATATACGTTGCTCCTTGTTATTGATAGGTTGGTTTATGTTTTTTATACTGCTGTATACGTTGCTCTTTGCAGTATCGACAGGATTCGTTCTTGTTTATAGCATTCGTCTCCGTCGTTCCTCATCTTTGTGGTACTTCGTTCTACATAGGGACGCTGCGAAGTTTCTAGATGGCGATTATTCGCCTTAAAAACAGGAAAACAACTAGGGAAAACCCTATAACGACAACCGGAAACTTGTGCCTACAATTCACTCCGCAACGTAACGCCGCTTGCCCCGCACAAGAGCAAGCAATTTACCATCAACAAGACCCAAAGGACTCATGCAGAAAATCGCATCCGCTCTGGTCAAGGCGCAGAAGGGCTTCGGCTCCGCACTTAAGACCAGCACAAACCCCCACTTCAAGAGCCGTTACGCAGACCTTGCCGCCTGCGTTGAGGCTGTCATCGACTCGCTGAACGACAACGGCGTGGCGCTCATCCAGCAGACGCACGAATGCGAAGGCGGCGTGATGGTCGAGACCATGTTCGTGCATGAGAGCGGCGAGCAGTTCTCCGCTGGCAAGCTGTTCGTCCCGGCCACGAAGCACGACGCGCAGGGCTACGGCTCAGCGCTGACCTATGCCCGTCGCTATAGCCTGATGGCTGCGTGTGGCATCGCCCCCGAGGATGACGATGGCAACGCTGCCACGGCATCTGCTCCGAAGCGTCAGGCCGTTGCCCCTGTTCAGCCCGCGCCCATCAAGACCATCGGTGTTACCGAGGCCGAAACCATCGAGAAGCTGGCAGCTCAAGCCGGCGTCGCTCACCATGCCATCGCCAAGGCTTACGGCGTGGCTGACATCATCGACCTGCCAGTGACCAAGGCGCAGGAGGTGATCGCCAAGCTCCAGAAGAAAGCCGCTGAATCCGCAACCACCAAGTAAGGAAACTCAAGAATGTCTGCAACATACAACAACCAGATCGAGATTGTTCTCTTCGACAACAACCGCGCAACCAACGCCAAGGCTCCGCAGGAGACCGGCACCGTCACCTTCCCTGACGGCACCAAGTACGACGTCGCCATCTGGCATCGCGTCTCCAAGAACGGTAACCCGTTCAAGAGCGGCGTCCTCAAGCTGCCCGACCCCAAGTACGCGAAGAATGACAACGGCGGCCAGCGAGGCGGTGCAGTTGAGGTGGACTTCTAATGGCAAAGTACAACGCTATGGATGGAACCATGTGCTTCGGCATGGCGCTTGATGAACTCAAGCGTGGCCAACGCGTTGCCCGCAAGGGGTGGAACGGAAAGGGCCTGTGGGTGGAGCTGCAAGTTCCCGATGCCAACAGCAAGATGACCCTGCCGTATCTGTACCTGAACTACCCGACGGATGCGGACAACACTCCCGGCGCTCGTGTTCCGTGGATTGCCAGCCAAACCGACCTCCTGTCGGAAGACTGGTTCTCGGTCGTCTGATGCTGCTCACCAACCTACACGGTCTTCCTGAGGCGATTGTCAGCGCCATCAAGAACGACCCGTATCGTGGCGGCGGAGACATCTCCGTCACCAAACTGATCGACTCACCCCGGATTCGAGCGCTGATGAAAAGGCACTCGGAGTCTGTGGTGACCGATGTGAGCGAGCGGGTCTTCTCGCTTCTCGGCCAAGCGGTTCACGCCATCCTTGAGCGGGCGCACGACAGCGCTCTGGTCGAGGAGCGCCTGTACGCCGACGTCGATGGCTGGAAGCTCTCGGGTCAGTTCGACCGCCTGCATCTGGAGGACAGGGTTCTTCAGGACTACAAGGTCTGCTCGACCTACAAAGCTGGCGGCGACGATAGCTGGACACGACAGCTCAACGTGCTGCGCTGGCTTGCCCACAAGAACGGGTACGAGGTGGATCGCTTGCAGATCGTGGCTATCTTCCGTGACTGGAAGAAGAGCGAGGCCGATCGAAAGCCCGACTACCCGAAGGCGCCTATCGCGGTTATTGATGTTCCGGTTTGGTCGATAGAGGACACAAGCAAGTACATACACGATCGAGTCGTGATGCACCGTGCGTCTGAGTCCGACCTTGGCAACTCTTCCTGCACCGAGGATGAGCGCTGGTATTCGGGCACAACGTACGCCCTCACAAAGGACGGGGCTAAGCGAGCCACCAAGGTCGCGGCCACAAGAGAGGAGCTTGGCGAGCCGGCAAAAGGCTTCTCCATCATTGAGAGGCCCGGAGTAAATCGCCGGTGCGAAAGTTACTGCGAGGTTGCGCCGTTCTGCGAGCAATTCAGGAAGATCAAAGAGCAAGAAGGAAACACTAGCGATGATGTCGATTTTTGAGGCGGCCAAGTACCTTGGCATTAGTGTCTTCTCGTTGCGCAAACTTGCGCGTGAGAAGCGAATCCCTGCCGGAAAGGTAGGGCGTCAGTGGCGCTTCCGCCAAGACGATCTGGACTCTTTCCTCAAATCCCAATACGGGAGCGAGGCGGAGGCCGCGTCATGAATATTTACAGCACCGTCTCCCATCCAAGCTCTCTGTTTGGAGACGAGCATGATGCGTTGACTTTTCATGAGCTATCGGGAACGGCGTACCCCGCGTCATCCTTCAAGGTGGCCGCGAACAAGATGACCAACCCGAAGGATGCTGTCGGCATTCGCAAAGCCCCAATGTCTACCGTTCCGGCGAACGTGCTGGCCGAGCTTGGCGTGGCAATGCTTGAGGGCGCCGCGAAGTATGGTCGCCACAACTACCGAACCGCAGGCGTCCGGGCGTCCGTCTACTACGACGGCGTGATGCGGCACCTGATGGCATGGTGGGAGGGCGAGGACATCGATCCTGACTCGGGCATATCTCACGTCACCAAAGCAATTGCATCGCTGACCGTCCTGCGTGACGCGATGATGCAGCAGATGTGGGATGACGACAGGGCCCCAAGCTCTGCTCCGTTCTACAACGAACTCAACGCCAGAGCTGGTGAGGTGCTAGATCGATACGCAGACAAGAGCCCGCGCCACTTCACTATTGCTGACACGGGGCTGAAGCTGTGACCCTGACTGCACTTGGCCTCGGCTCAATGCTCTTCGTCGGTGTGTTCACGCTGCGTACGTACTACGCTGGCGAGAACCCCCGTCAGGCAATCATTGAGGCGTGGGTGAACATTGTGATCGGTTTCTCCATCAACTTTGTGGCAAACCTGATCCTGTTTCCTTTGATGGTCGGAGTCCATGTCTCACCCGGAGCCAACTTCTGGGGAGGATGGATCTACACGGCCATCTCCGTTCTTCGTCAATACGCAATCCGGCGCTGGTTCCAAGAGGGTATCCATTCCTTCTCTAGCTCCATCGCCGCCCGCATCAAATAAGGAATCGAAATGCTCAACGCTGAACTTGGAAAGCAAGGCCGTGATGCAGGCGCTATGCTTGCCGCCTCTAAAGCCGACCGCTTCATGGAGGGCTGGTCTCAAACTGCGCTGGAATACTTCCAGCTCTACGCAAACATGAAGCCGCAAGGTTTCATGACGGAGGATGTCCGGGTGTGGGCCGAGAAGATCGGCTTCTCCGCTCCTCCCGATAACAGGGCCTGGGGCTATGTCGCCCAACGCGCCCGCCGTGTTGGAACTGTTCAGCCTTGCGGGTATGCGCCGCAGTCCAGTTCCAACTGCCATCGTTCCCCTAAAACCGTTTGGAAAAAAGCATGAGCAACATCTTCTCCCTTTCCCTCAACATTGATCAAGTCAATGTCATCTTGCGTCAACTTGACGCGGGGCCTCATGCCCAAGTTCGCCAGTTGATTGACGTCATCATCCAGCAAGTTCAGGCGCAGCAGCAGGCGGTCGTCGAGGACTCCGGCAAGGAGGCGCTTCAGTGACAAACTATCAGCGAACTGAGAGTTGGCTGAAGGCCTGCGGGAAATACCCGTGTCCGCAGCACCTTTCTACACAGATTGGATGCCACCTCGAAGAGATGGCGGAGTTCTTGTCCTGTCTGGCGATCCTTACCAACGAAAACACATTCGACAGAGGTCTCAACATAATCCTGTCTAGTGCCATTGAGAGCATCAGCTACGTCGGAGAGATGGTGAAGACGGGCAATGTTAAAGCCATCATCGATGCCCGCATCGATGCGCTTGACGCGCTATGCGACACAGAAGTCACCGGCAACGGTGTCGCCTACCTCGCAGGATTCAATAAGGATGCCGCCGACATCGCGGTTCTGGACAGCAACGATGCCAAGCTGGTGGACGGCAAGCCCGTCTTCAAGCCCGGCACAATGAAGATCGGGAAGCCAGAGGGATGGATTCCGCCGTCGCTGAGCGAATTCGTCTAGCGGCCGAGCAGGAGCTGAGGTGGAAGGAAGAGCTTCTCCAATCTCGCCTGCGCTTGATTGCGCGGGTGGAGAAGGCGATCTCCCTCACCTCACCCACCCGGCGACGAGCTCTCTACGAGGAGTGGAGAAAAGAACTTGGAGATCTTGGGGCCAGAGAGCAGGCTAAGTTTGCCGAGGCATGCATTGCGGGAACCGTCTCCATCAAGAGCATCAAGAAAATGGTTGGCCAATGAGTGAAGAAGAAACTATCGAGCGGCTCAAGAAAGAGCTGAAAGATCGTATGAACAAGGTTCCAATGCGGATCGTCAATGGCGGCGTCATGCAGACCAGAATGTGGGTAGAGCGCCGTGATCTGGCCGCAAGGATTCTCAAGAAACGCGGAGGCCCCAACGCCAGAGATCTTCTAACCGCCATCAATAGCCTGGAGTAAGAATTGATAGATAAGAAAATAGCCTACTCAGACCGCTTCCCGGTCACCGTCTATAAATGGGGGCAAGTTACTTTCGTCCCTCACTTTTCTAAGCCCGGCGTTTATGTCGGCCCAGGTTACCCGCTCCACACAAAGACGGAGTGGTCGCCGCAGTCCTTGGTGGCTGTCGGTGCTAGGCCAGAGAAGGAGTTCTTGTGGTGCCGCCCAAGGATTCCGGCCTCAGCTTAAGTTTTACGGGGGGAACGTCGAGGAGAGATCTCACACCCTTGCCGCCGCTCTGCTGGGACTACTCGGCGGGGAAGCTGCGCAGCCGGTGGCGCTGGGTGACTCGGCTAGTACCCCCACCTTATATGACCGATTAACAGAGACAAGCGGTCATATAAGTACGTTTTCCGCCTGGAAAGCTAACCTATATGTTCTGCCTGCGCAGGAAGTCCACCCACATCAGGCCGACGTTGGCCCAGGCGTAGCCTGAATAAATGATCCCAAGGGGTATGTCACCCTTCCAGAAGTACAGGCCTGACGCCAGCGCGTAGCAGGCGGTAGGGACTAGAACTAACCAGAAGGTGACAGTCACTTGCGGTACTTTGCCACTTTGTCGGCAATGCCCTTAGGTTGTTTGACGAACTGCTTGCCGGCCTTGTTGCCCTGAGCCTTGGCGGAGTTGGTTGCAGCCTTCTCTGCTGGGCTGAGAGACTTCCAAGCCGCGTCAGGTAGGTAGCGCTTCTTCCCCTCGCTCGGCTTGCCGTCGCTGGTGCGCCATTCCTGCTCAGTCCACTTCTTCAGTGATTTCTGGGGTGCTTTCATAGTCAGTCCTTGTAGCCGCCGCCAGCGTCCTTGTAGGTCTTGGCAAGCATCTGAGCTTTGCGGGCGCTCCACTCACCAGGGTCGCCTCCTTTGCTGCCAGCCTTGATCTGCTCGAACAGCTTCTTGCGCAGTGCCGGCTTGGTGTAATTGCCGGCCTCGTTGACTCGGGACTTCGGTTTAGTCTGCATAAAGCTTCCCTCGGAAATAGGCCTTGTCATCATCGCGCACGGCGCAGAACTCGGGGTGCAAAAGAACGCCATCCCTCCAAGTCAAGACAGCGAACCCGGACTGCCAGTTAAATCCCGGCTTGCCTTGTCGATAGTCGAACTCTTCTTGGTATTCGTTTGCCAGCATCCCGGTCTTGATGCCGTAGTGAGTCTGCTTAAAACCGCGCACGGCCTTGGCGCTAAGTTCATGAGTGTGGCCTGTGACTACATGACAGCCACCCTTGAGCGCATCGTTGTAGCCAGAGTGGACCCCCGAGTGCCAGTCATGGATGATGACCATGTCGTCATTAACGTCAATACGCAGGGAATCTGTCCAAAATGGCAAATGGTCGCGCAGCAGGAAGCCGCCAATCCCCTCATACTCCGGGACATTGTTCGAGAGCCTAGTCTCGAACCGAGCGCAATGGTTGCCATAGGTGCGCAACAGCTTGCACCCGGCAGGCCTAACCTTCTCGATATCTCCGAGACGTTCCTGAACCGCCTCTAGCTCGTCCTTGATACTGACCTTGCGCTGCCACCGAATGCGGTCGTGGCGGCCAATAGATCCGCCATCCAGGATGTCGCCATTAAGCACTACAAACTTGACCTCGGTTCCGAAATCCGAAAGCACGTTGCAGAGGGCCTTGTGCGCTACTGGAATTACGCCGGGCGAGTAGTGAGCATCCGACCCCACGATGATCGTGCCGTCGTCGATGGTTATCCGGTTGACGTCTCGGCGGGCCGATATGACCAGCTCAGCGTTGCCTGCTGTGCGAGCTTGCTCAGGTTTATAAACAGACGGAAGGGCGGTCCCCATCGCTTCAAGCCTAGCCCTGCGGCGCTGTATACCTCGGACGTCAATTCCTGTAATACGAGAAATAATCGAGGAGGACTGATGCTCTCTCCAGAGAGCTATGAACTCATCTTCGGTTAGTTTGCTTGATGCCATTTGCTACCTTCAAGTACATTGCCTCGACCTCGCCGCCCGTGCTGGGGTCGAAGCGGGTAGCAATTGCTACCGCCTCTTCTGGCGTGGCCCCCATAGCCAATGCGCCCATCGCATATGGCCCTCCGCTCCCAATGGCGAAGTACTCGTCTTTAACGGCGTACTTCAAACCGCTGGAGTTGTACAGAAAGATCCCGCCAGGGTGAAGCTCGATAGCCTCCAGCTCCGAGCTTTCAGTAAGCCCGGTGTCTTTCTTCTTCTTGCGCTCGATCATGTCCCAGAACTTCAGGACATCGGACCAATCTCCCGCAGCGCCGATGATCGAGCGACCAACGCGACGGATCTTGTTTACGGAAACCATTGCGCTGTCGGAACTGCACCTAGTATCGGACGCTACGCATCCGTGCTTGGTGGAGGCGACAACGCAGGTCATTAGTCTGCTGCCATGACTCGTTCGCGGTATTCAGGCCCGGCCTCCATGACCGCCTTCACCGCCCGCTTGTAGACCTGATCTTCACGCTTGCGCATCTCGTTGCGGCGAGAAACCAGCTCGGCCTCGGTGAACCTGGGGTTCATTTCGATCTCGTTTTGCGTTGATCGCATAGAGCGGATCTGTTGCGTGGCGCCAGCCACCACAGCATGCGCCCTCATCAGGCCCGGTGATTCTTTGCGAATCTCATCGCGTCGCTCGGGGTACATCTGATACTCCCTGTACGCCGTCTCGATCATCTCTTTGGCCCGACGGAATGCGCCGGCATCAAAACCCTCAGGCGTCTTAGCCGTGAACCGATCGATGATTGGGAGAGGAGTATTCTTGATCTCTTCACCCCTGGCGACGCGAACTCCGGTAGATGCCGCCTTGTAGGTTTCGTTGATCACGCCTGGAAGGTATGAGCTGATGATGAAGTCCATTGCCGCCGGGTTGAAGTCAAGCGGCCCGGCCTTCGCCTTGTTACCGCCGAACAGCTCATTCGCTGCATTGGCGATGCCCTGCGAGATCGGCGAGACAGAGCGGAACGCCATCTGGCTTTCCGGTTTGACAGCGCCACCAAAGTTATCTCCGGTCATTCGGATCGGAGCGCCGAAGCGGTTCTCGTTGGCGATCCACTCAACGATGGGCAGGGTTGCGGTTGGTGCAACAGCCTTAGCAATCCCGGTGGAGAGGTTCTTGGAGTCAAGGCCAGCGCCACCAATCGGCGAGTACGCCTCGAATGCAGCCTTGGCTACCCGCCCGGCGCTCACCGACAGAGGCTGGATGCCAAGCAGCGTGTCCATCATGAAGTGGCCCATTGCAAAGAAGGCGTTCCAGCCGTACGGGATTGGGATCGCGGCGCCAGGAACATCAACAGCAAGGATCAGTGAAGTTGCTCGTTTATACGTTGGCACTTTGTCGAGTGCGTTACGGCCATCCTCGTCGTCGTCCGAGAAGGCTCGAGCCATGAGGTTGCCGAGCGCACCCAAAGCGATCCATGCAGAGGCATAGTACCAACCTTTAGCTTTCAACTTGAGCTTGTAGTCAGGAGTAAGTTCTCCGAACAGGCTAAGCAGCTTGGCGGAACCCTGGACTGCCGGGTTAAAGAACAGGAAGAGCTGACGCACCGCCTTGTTTGAGCCGCGCATGTTGAAGTTCACGGTGATCTCGCCGGCGAACTTGGCTGCCTCTTTGGCTGACATGCCGCTTTGGCGAGCAACCGTGTATGCCGCCAAGCGGGGAGCCAATTCCATCGGCAGGCTCATGTACTCCATTTTGTCCAGGAAGGATTGAAGTGTGTCTCCCGCCTTCTGCAATTTGTTCCGATCACCCAGCAGAGCGTGCAGCTCTTTGACTTGCTCTTCCAAGCCCTTGCGATCCATGAAGCTGACAAGGCCGCCCTCGCGCTCCATCTCCCGGTACATTCGCATCACCTCCGGATCCACGTTGTTAAACCGAGCGCCGTTACTGGCAATGTGCAGCGCCACCTTTGCAGCCTTCGGGATCAGGCGCAGCATTTGAGCGGCTTGGGCGTTGGTGAAGCGTTTGTCGGCGGCGGCGTTGAAGAACAAGTTGCCGGCATCACGAATGAAGTTGACGGGAACCCATGCCGGGTTGTAAGTCGTGAGCATCTGGCCCATCTTCTGGTTGAACCAGCCAAGGGCCTCCATGAAGGAGCTGGTTTCTTTTGGATAGACGGTGCCAAACATAGCATCGCCGAAAGACCCCTTGCTCATGTCCTTGAAGCGAATGGTCACTGGTATGCCGTTGACCTTAGCCACCATCACATCCTTGCGGCTAATATATTTTTCGTCCTCGACACTATCTACCTGTCCATCCTCATTGAGTTTTCGGATGTATGAGATCTCGTTAATGACGGCGAAGTTCGGGTCGTAATTCGACTCAAGCATAGCCAGCAGAGTCAGGTCCACCAGATTCTTCTGACCCCGAATGATTGCCGCCTCAGCGCCCAAGACTGTGCGAGCCAGGACATCCTCCGCCAAGCCCTCTCGCCCAAATGCCCGCTTCTCGACGCCCTTGACGTTGAACTTCTGTCCAACCATCCAAGCAGGGTCGTCAACATGATCAAAGCCGTCAGCGCTTTTCTCGCCGCTGAGGTTGACGTAATGCTTGTAGGCCGACTTCATCTTTGCCCACGCTTTGCCGGTGATCATTCCGGTGTTGCGAAGGTAGTTGATCTTGAAGTTTGACATTTCGTCAACCTTGGCCCCAAGTTCTTCAAGCAGGTTGAAGAATGGTTTGGCCTGGGCTTCATTAAGGATTTCGGCCGCCTCCGCGTTTGTCATGCCCGAGCCACTGCTGGAGTCCTGGTTAACTTTTGAGACTCGCTTGTTTCGCTCTACAGCGTGACGAGCGATCAGGTACTTGTTGATGAAGTCGTAGCTACCGCCGGCCTTACCAATCTCCTTGGTTAGCTGAGAGATTGGCTGCACAATTTTTCTTCGGAACTCCGCAATCTTGGCGCCGGCCTTACGTTCCCAATTGTTAAGCGCCAATTCGAGGTCGTTGTACTGGTTGATCTTGCCGGCCCCGCGCAGGGTGCGGACCACATCAAAGACAGGACGGAACTCGTTCTGGTACTTCGTGATCATCGATCGCATCCAGCGCTGGACGGCGTTGAGATCTTCAGCGCGGGGCATCTTCACCAGATCGATACTAATTTTGTCGTCGATGAACAGGCCCGAGCGTTTGCGGAACTCGACTTTGCCTTTGCCGCGCATGACCGCCATGACGCGGGGGTACTCGGCCATGTCGCGCACAGTGAAGCTCAGGCGCACATCGTCGCCGTCGTTTTCGTACACCGCCCAGGTCTGTTGGATCGGGTTGAACCTAGCATAAGCCGTGGTCTTGCCGTCCTTGACCGAGAAGATTTCGTACAGGCGGTCGTGTTTGGCTTCGGCAAATCGGATCTCTCCGGGGGCTCCGTTGAGAAGTCGGTAGCCGCCATTGCGGGCTGCATCCTTGGCGCTCTTGAGGTGATACGCCAGCTCGGAATCAGTCAGGGTTGCCATCCAGTCAGCAACTTTTCCGAATCCAAGTTTGCGAAGGCCTGTAATGATTTTTCCAACCCAGGCCTTGACGGCAGAGACGTTGCGGTCTTCGCCGGCCATGTCGGCCAAAGCCTCATCGATCGCTTCAAGTTTTGGCATGCCGCGAGCAATTCGCTCGTCGGCAGCTTTGCGCACCTCTGGGCGGGTGCGGTACATGAGGTTAAGGAAAGAGTCAAACTCGGTGCCGAGGAACGCCCGCATGCCGAGGTGACCATCAACCTCATGGAATAGGACAAACTGGACATCCGCTTCGCTAGAGACAAAGTCCGAGAAGATGTAGACCATGCCGGTCTCGCCATCGAACAGGCCGGCGGCATCAAGACCTTTAGCCATGACCCGCTCACGCACTCCGTCGGGGAGCTGGGCCACGTTCTTGAGGACGACGATCTGCGGAGCGCCCTTCCAGCCGGCAGTCAGGCGAGAAACCATGTCGGCCACCACCGCATGGGTAAGGCGACCAGAAAAAAAGCCGCGCTTGAAACGCGAAGAGTCGTCGAGCTTGATCCTCTCTGAGTCAGACACCTCTTGATCGACTTCTTCGGCGACTTGCTCGCGCTCGGCAATCAGCTCGTTTCCTTCCTCGTCCGCAATCTGATCGATGCTGCTGTCTCGCTCAGTTTGCGCGGTATCCTCGTTGGCGTATGCCAAGTCTCGACCGAAGGATCCGTCCACCTCAAGAGCAAATTCTTTGTTCTGCTCTTGCTCCAACAGGTCGGATACGTAATCGGCAGCAGCGGCATCCGCCTCGCTAATTATTTCCCCAGTCTCCGGATCGATCCTGGTTTTTGCGCCGCTACGAATGGCGGCCAGATTGTTGGTCTGCTGAAGAATCGCGTCATACTCTGCCACATCGGCCTTTATGAGCCGATCCTTAAGGGCCACGATCTCCGTGTCGCTCAGGCCTTGTAGGCTCGGCAGGGCAAGGTGGTACTGCGACTTTTCAATGATCGCCGCTTTGCGGGCGTTGACCTTGTTCTGCTGCTCTACCCATCGCTGGTGAGAGGTGTAGTCGGTGGGGAGAACCGAACCACTATCAATGTCCAGCAGCTCGGAGCGAAGATCGGGACGCATTTCAAGAGCGAGAGCCAGATCACGGTGCCATGCACCAACCAGATCAGAAATCGAGTTGGTAAGCATCAGGCGATCGCGCTCGCTGGCAATCAATCGTGGATTGCGCATTTGCGCAAGCCCGTACTTCATGAACAGCATTCCGCTGAATGCCTCGTCGGAATTCGTCCCGTAAGCAATCTGAGCAGGCTTCCGGCGAGACAGCATTTCCTCCTGGCGATCTTTCCACTCTTCATACATCTGCACCTCAGCCTCCGAGAATGGGCCTTGGTACAGCAGACTTCCATTAAATGAAAGAGCCTGATCCATCGAGCGAAGCCAAAACTCGCGGGGGGCATATCCGCCGCCGTTCGATTCCGCGTAGTCGAGCATCGGTGTATGAACAGCTAGGAAGGTGTTGCTCACCATCTCTAGCGGGAAGTCAATGCCGCGTGAGCGGAAAGCCTCTTGGACGTCTCGGAACGTCAGGTCTTGCGACCGCATGTTCTTGGCAACCCAGACGGCAACTTCTTTTAGCTTGGCAAAACGCTGATCGGCAGACAGGTTTTTCATCTGGTCGGCCAGCTTGCCCATCGCCTCCCGCACAACCTCGCGAGTGTCTGTTGCCCCAGCCTCGCGGGCCGCTTGCTCAGGAGACATCTGACCAGAAGCCACTGCCTCGGCCAGTTTGTTGGCCTCGAATAGGTCTCCCGTCAGTGTTTCTGCCGTGTTAAAGCCGTCTTCCTCTATCTCGGCGCGGATTCGCTTTGCGTCCTCGGCCAAACGAACGGAGCCGTCCTCGTTCATCAGGCCGGCTTCTACGTACTTAGCCAGCACCGACTGACGGGCTTGAGCGGCAGGGACGCCGGATGCCGTCATGTTATCGATGTCGGTCCGGAATCGGCGCGCCGTCTCGCCGCCCGCTTTCTCTCCGGAGATCATGCTCAGCAAGTCGCCGTACTTGGCGGTGACCATTGCGATGTCGGTGTACGACATGCCGACAGCCTGAGCCGCCTGGGCTGCCATCATCATCTTGTCGATGATGTTGTCCAAGGCAATGCGCAACTGCTTAGCCTTTCCGGACGCGCTCTTTTTGGTCGCTTCCTCCAGCTCCTGCGACAGCTTGCGACGCTCGTAGACAAGAGCATCCCGGTCGCTGTCGCCACGATCGGAGGTGAATCCTTCGTCACGCAGGGCGTAGTTGCTCTCGTCGTTGAAGCCAAACAGATGACGCATGTCGTCGAGCCGCTCGCTACGGCGGGAGATGACTGTGCGCTTCTTGCCGCCGGCACCCTCAATCTCGACCACGTCAGAATCCATGCTCCGGATCTGATCGTCCAGTTCGGCGATGCGGTCGCGCAGGTTTTGCAGGCCTTCGCTCAGAACGCCGGCGCCAGTGAGGCGGCTGAACACTCGATCCAGACGGGCCTCAAGGCGCTTCTGCGCGGGCGTCATCTCGGAGTCGAGGGGCATGTCAATCTGCTTCTTCAGCAGCCTCTCTCGAATGGCTTCTTCGCGAGCCTTGTACTCAAGCAGGCGACCAAACGTAGCGTTCAGAGCCTCAAGGCGACCACCACTGAACTTGCCCAGGACGAATCGGTTCGCCCACTGCTTCGCTTGGGTCAAGCTCGAGAGATATCGCTTGATGTTGGGCAGCTTATTGAGGGCCTCGTCGCTCAGGGGTCGAGCCGTCGGATCGAAGGTGATGCCGAGCGTCTCGACTCGGTTGTCGGCGGAGAAATCACCATCTTCCTCGGCGAATTCGTAGCTGCCTGCCAGCTTGCGCTGCTCGGCAACCTTGGCGTAGCCGAGGTCCATGTACTTGAAGAGCTGCTCGGATGCCCTGGACCGGCCATTCAGAAGCAGAGCCTCAGCCAAGCGAGTCGCCTCGATCTGCAACAGCTCTTGCACAGTTTCGATGTTTGCCTTGGTCGGCTCGCCGGACAGAAGCTCTTCGACTTTCTTGGCAATGGTTGTCGACTCGAAACCACCGCGGGTGACTTCTTCGCCACCCAAGGTAACGACGTTGGTCTCGCCGATACCAAACTTTTCTCGCACTCGGGACAAAAGATCTGCGACACGGCGCGTGCCCTTGACCTGGGTTTTGTCAGGCTCCTGTTGCTTTCGGTACCAGTCGTTGACGACGGCTTCAGCCTCGTCGTACTTGCCTTCGTTCAGAAGCTGGCTGGCCTTGTCGTAGTCCTTGCCCAGCGGCATCTTCTTAATGCGGCCGCGAATCTCTTGAGTTACGGTTTTTGGCGCGGGGGCTGCACCAGTTCTCGCTTCCGCCTGCTCGGCCTGCACCTGCGTTTTTGGCAGCGGCTCAGGAAGGTTTTTGCCCTCGGCCTTCAAGGCCCCGGTCATTTGAGTGGTGGTTGACTTGACGGTACTCGACTCAGGCAGCAGCTCGGCCGGAGGCGTGGCCATCCACTTGGCCGGCTGTTTACCTTCAGCTCCCAGCGTCTCCTTGCCCTCAAAGTCTGGCAGAGAGTTGTAAGCCTGACGCAGCATGGCCGGCGTCACGTACTTAGTGAGATGTTTCCAGTTCTCACTGGCGGAGATGCGCTTGAGAACTTCGGCGCTGATGTCCTTGAACTTGACGTAGCCCAGCTTTACCAGCGCGGACATGACTTTGACTAGCGCAGGAGGCAGATCAGAGACGGTGTAACGCTGGCCGGTGATGTTCAGCTTGGCGCCGGTGACATCGGTCAGGGCGTCGAACAAGTTGGCGCCGGCATCAATAGCTGCCTGCTTGGCCTGAGCCAGCTCGCCGGACTTCCCGGAGGCGATGCGCTGGACAGTCTCCTCGGGCATGCCCTGTCCGCGCATCATCTGAACTAGCTTCTCGGCGCGGTCCTTAGCGGTTTTGCCTTGCTTGCCGCGGATCTTGGCGAACTCGTCCTCGAAATGGGCTTCAAGCAGAGCCTCGCGGCCGACGTCAAGGGCCCTGGGGGCGGAGGGCGTCTGAGCTTCGCTGATATTTTGATCAGCGGCAGGACTAACCTCTGCTGCTGGAGCCGCTGAAGAGGCGGACTGCTGCATAGCCTCCGCCTGAATCTGCCCCATCAAAGCGTCACGCTGAGCGGTGTTTTCTACCTTAGTCTTTGACAGCTCCGTCAACAGAGCTGCCATTCGAGGAGAAATGTCCTCGGGAAATGCCCTTCCTTCGGACAAGACGTTGGATCGAGTGTCGCCAATATTTCGGACAGCCCACTCAACGCGATTTTTCCCTTGGTCGAAAACCAAGATTTCGTACTGGCCACCCTCTTTGGCGAACAGGTACTTTCTGTCGTTAAGGTCCATAGCCGCCCAGGCGGCGAAGCTATTGCGCTCGCGCTCACTTGGACTGCGGACTCCCTGCTCGACAGGCGCTGGGGCAGCGGGTGTAGCTGGAGTGGCGGAGGCTTGCCGTTCACGCGACTCACGAACAGAGCGGGCCGCATCCGATATAGCTACGCCCGAATTCACATCGGGGAGCTTGCCGCCCGCCGATTCCAGCTCGTCGTACAGCGCAGTAGCAATACCTTTCCGGCGATCTTTCTCAGGAACCTTAACATCAATTGGCCCGCCGCCCTCCATATAGGTAAGGCGCCCCACCTCGGCGCCGGATGCATCTAGCGCCACGATCGCGATAGGCTCCCCGTATTGTGAGCGAACTAGAGCGCTAAATGCATTTGGCGCAGCCGTCTTTGACAACGTGACGGTGCTGCCGTCTTTGAGCTGAACTTTGTTTGGCGCAGAAGGCGCTGTTTGCGTAACTGCTGCGGGAGCCGGGGCCTGCTGCTGCGCAGGCGCGATAGCGGAAACACTTTCGCCAGACTCGCGGCGAATTTTCAGCGCATCGAAGACATCTTTTTCTTTATTGAACCAAAGTCCGCCAAGTGACTTATGTGTGTAGACGCGACGATGAATGTCGGCACTTGGGCTATAAGGCTCTTGGGCAGAGATGATCCCGTACTTGCCCTCGCCCAAAATCTCCCAGCCCTGAGGAATGGATTCGTTAGCGCCAAACTGGTTGATAAGGCGTTGACGCAGGGTGAGCGGGGCGGCTGGCGCGGCGGGCTGCTGTTGCTGAGGCTCTACGACGGCGGCGGGAGCGGCGGAGCTTGTGGGCGGCTCGGTACCGAGCAAGTCAAATTGAGACGGCGCCGCAGTGGCGGTCTTGTTGATGTTCATCACCTTTGGTCCACGATTGACCGGAGGTGTAGTGGCAAAGGATTCGATGCCAGCAATCAAGTCCTGGGTAAACAACGGCTCATTTCCAAGCACGGCCTGGCCGGCTGCAATGTTGGCTTTGTTGTTGACCGCGGCCCGGAACTGCTCGGTGGTAATCCCAACGCGGTATGCCGCTTGCTCGATGGACTGGCGGGTGTCTGGGTCCGCGCTGTTGTAAATAAATGCCAGTTGACCGGGGTCACGCAGTGAGCTAGTCACTTCATCAACGGGGATTGCGGGACGCTGATTGAGCAGGCCGGCACGTTCGTCGGCGGTGGCGCCGGAATCGATGGGCCTTCCTCTCTCATCCGGAAGAGCGCCGCCGGGCTTGGTGTCGGGGCCTGCTGTCAGTTTGTTGATGGCGCCAGATGCGGCACCAGAAACGCCACCGCCAAGAACGCCGACGGCAGCCGAGTCGATGTAGTCCTTAAACGCCTCGCGGCTGGTGAGGTCTTTGTTTGCACCCCAACGCTCAATCACTGTCTGCGTGCCTTCGGTCAATCCCTCACGCAAGCCGCCTTTGAGGGCTTCCATAGCCACGCCACGGATGGCTTTGTCGCCGCCAAGCGATCCCATGAGCTTGCCAAGAGATTTGGAGTCGGCCCAGGAATCGACGGCGGTGGCGGCAATGCCGGATAGCCAGACCTTGCCAAGCGAATACTCTTGGCCAGTCTTAGCGGCCTCCTCGACGGCATCGCCGTAGATAGCGCCAAGCTCGCCTGTGGCGTTCAGGAACGTGTTCGCTGTGTTAGCGCCGATCATCCGATACACGGACTTCGTGGCCAGCATGGTGGCTTCGCGCTCAGCCACTTCTTTGGCGACGCCCTTGGCCGCGAGCTCAGCGCCGATCTTTGCCGCCTCCTTGTCGATCATCTTGCCGACGAAGCCACGGATGCCGGCCTGAACAGCACCCTTCTCAATGGCGCCGGTCACGGCACCAGTAACAGTGCCAGCGCCAGGGGCTACGGCAGAGCCTGCAATGCCGCCAGCAAGGGCGGCGACGCCCATCTCAGAGACCTGACCCACAAGGTAGCCGCTGGTGTAGCCGAGCCACTTTCCAATTTCTCCGGTGCTTACCGCGCTGGTAAAGGAGTCGGACTCTTTGCTGATCCCCTGAATCTCTTTCTCGGCGTCCTTATAGCCTTTCAGGCCCCACTCACGAACAGTGCTTGAGCCGACGGTGTCGCCAACAAGGGCGGCGGTTCCATACAGCGTCTGCTTGAGCTGCTTGCCGGAGACTGAGAATCCACGAGAGAAGTTGCCCTGTTCTTCTTGCTTTGGTGCGGCGACCGGAGCATTGCCAAAGACTGAGGCAAACGCGGATTGAAGATCGCTGCCGCCAGCGGAAGCGCCCGAGGCGGCGCCGCCGGCAACGGGCTTTTGCGGGCCAAACACAGACTGAAAAGCACCTTGCATTCCCGTCGCCGGCGGAGTAGCGGCACGGCTTTCTGCGTAAGCCCTGGGAGATACGTCCTGGCTAAATGCCTCAGATGCGCTTTTGTATAGACGAAGACCAAACCCTTTGGATCCGGATTCTTCTTTGCTGTCTTCTGGGTCGTAAGGGTTTTCAAACAAGGCCATTAGAACTCCAGGGCTTTATTACTGACCACGAATACTGGCAGGAAGTGCTGCCCGGTATTTATTCTCTAGCTCCTCTACTACGGCTGCCGCCGATCTTGCGTCATCCTCTGCCGCAGCAAAAGCTTGCGGGTTCATCTTCCGCTGCTGCGAGCCAAATGTGGTCAGTTTCTGACGAGCAGACGCATAAAGCTCCCGAGCTGCATCAAGCTGCAAACCGATCTGCTGAACTGCCGGAGGAGCGGAATCGTTTAGCCGGCTCGGCGCAGGAGGAGCAGGAGGAGCAGACTGCATCCCGGGACGGGGAGCAGATGGTGCCGGAGCCGCTCCGGGGGCCGGAGCTGCGCCTGGAGCAGGCTGGGGAGGTTGTTGCGGGGCCAAAGAGCCCGGAACAAAGATCTTCCGCTTTCCGTAATCAATGTATGAGAAGCCGGTGGCTTCGTCTTTGCGAACTTGGCCCGGGTTCTCTGCCGCGAGGCGGGCCACCTCAAGCGATTGTTGCGGACTGATTGCCGGCTTACCGGATTTAAGATCGAAGTTCATCTCAAAAACTGATTGAGATGCACTTGCCACAGCAAGTCTGTTTCGGTGCTGAGAAATCTCAGAATCGGATGCCTTGTTCGGATCAAAGTTCTTCATGATGCCAATCGTGTTGGCAATCTCCAGATAAGAACCGTTGAACGCCTGCTGAGTGCGCTCGTATCGAGCCTGATCTTTAGCAAGACCAAGGCGCTCCAGCGCAATAGCAGTCTGCGACTTTTGTTCAGCGATCAGGTTGTCGTACTTGAGCTTTGTCAGATCGTATAGCTGATTGCCCTGACGAGTTTGTCTTGCCTCGGATTCCATTTTTAGCCTGTATTCAGCAATACCGAGGCCGGTTTTGGTGGTGATGTCAGCAAGCTCTCTGGGGTTGAGCGAGTTGCGCATCGTGTCCATGAAGCTGATTTCGCGTCCATTAGGCAGAACGGCCACATAGTCTTTCTGCTTGGAATCGGGAACTCCAGGAATAACCTCACGATCAACCGTTTTGAACGTGGTATTTTCTGGAACCTTGGTACTGCCAAACTGGTTGAATCTGGCGATAGCTCCTTTTTCATCGCCAGTTGATGCAAGATACTGGAAAGCATCGATGAAACCCTCATTCGTGAGCTTGTCGAACTCTCTTGCCTGTTTAATAGCGTCAAGCGGTGACAGCTTTCCGTACTTCATGTCGAGCTGCTTGGTACGATCCCAAGCAGTCATCATTCGATCGAAGTCGTTCTTTGGTTTTGGCGCGACGGCATCGGATGCGGGGGCAGCAATGCCTGCGGGAGCTGCGGCTGCTGGAACTGCGGCCTCTGGGGCAGGGCCGGGAGTTCTGATTCCGGCAGGAGGAGGGGGAGGCCCATCCAAGTCTCCTGGCTTAGGCAAATCCATAGCCATCGGTGCGCCAACTACCGGCGCGGAAGCCGGCGCCGCATTGGATGCAGCGGCTGGATTTGGAACAACGGTCGCTGGCGCCGAGGGACCGGTATCGCCGTACACTTCATCAAAGATTTTGCGTCGAGCGACGTTGTAGGCCCGCGTATCTTTGAGGTCTTCAAGCTGAAGGCCCGCGGCCTCGGCTTGCAAAGCCATCAACTTTCGTCTCTCCTCGGCATCTTTTTTGCGCTCTTCGGCTTCGCGCATTTCCGAAGATAGCTTAATACCTCTGCCAAGACCCTCGGCAAACCCACCAATTCCAGCAGCGATTCCCATTAAGACCTCCGAAGCCCGCGCTGAACGGCGGCAGGCGTGTGATATTTCTGACGCAGCCTGTCGAAGAACTCGACACCCTTTGCTTTGACAACGTCCGCAGGGACAACGTATTCGCCATCCGAAAGCATGGCCGGCACCTTGTCGTCAACGGGGCCGCCGGCGCCATTGACTTCGCCTCCAGACGCCATGCGCAAGCCCTTGGCATTGATGTGCCCACCATCGGCGGCTTTGAAAAGATTTCCGAACACGGAGCCGCCGCCTGCGACAGGGGCGCCCATACCCATGCCGGCCACCATACCAATCCCTTGCATCGCGCTACCGATAGCCTGCTGTTGAGCCTGATAGCCCTGCATCCGGCCCTGGAAGTCGCCAAGCATCAGGTTGCCGGCAGACTGATTGCCCTGGATGGCAGTCTGGTAGCCCTGATTCATCACGTTTGTTCCGCTGATTGCGTTAGCCATGCCGGCGGACGAGATGCCGGACATGTTGTTGGCAGCATTCCCGGAGTTAGAGTAATACTGCGCCGCCGTGTTGGTCATGTTGCGACCAAAGTTTGAGACGCCGGCTCGCAACGCAATGCCGCGATCCATCGTGTCAAAGGCTGCGCCAGTCTGAGCTCCGGCGGAAGCTAGGGCCTGGGCGTTGGTCAGCTTGGCATTCTCTCGGGCGAAAGCGGAACTGTTAGGGTTCAGGCCATATCGCGAAAGCAAACGGGATTGCTGGCCGGCGGCAAGGGAATACTGCTGGTTGACCGCGGCGGCAGCGATACCCTGTCGGCGTTGAATGTTGGCCTGGGAGTCATAGTCCATCGCCTCCTGAGCCATCTTCTGCTCGATGGGCTGGAACGTAGACTTGTAGTAGGCATTCTGCTCTTCAGCAAACTGCTGCTGCTGCTTCATGCTTGACCGCAAGTCGCCGATCATTCCCTCGCGCAGCTCCTGGTCGCGCTGCATGCGAGGCGCAATTTCGGTTGCGTACTGATTTCGATACCACTCAAGCGACTCTTTAGCCGTCTGAGCATTCATCCTGGCGGATTCGCCAATCAGCGGATCTGGAGTCGGAGCGTCACTACACATGATTAAGCCTCAAAAATTTTCACGAACTCGATGGCAACGGGGTTGTAGCCCATGCGCCGCATCAGGACATCCGCCCGATTTACTAGCTTGCTATTCGCCCTGATCTCATGAATGCCGATGCTTTGCAGGGAGTCCTGGGCAAACTTAAGAATTGCCATCACAGCAAAGCCGCCGCGATGCTCAGGCTTGATGTACAGGGTGTCCTCCGACGCATACCTAGTCTGCGTGTGGATGCTGGTAACTAAGTACATCCTCAGGTTTCCGGCAAGCTCACCACTCTTATGGCGCATCGTGAACTGGATCAGTTTCCCAGCTTTCTCACTAGCAATTACCGCGTCGTAGTTCGGGTTAAGCGCCAGCCCATGACGATGGCGCTCAGTCTCCTTCCAGTGCTCAACGTGCAACTCATGCATCTCGGGGAGGATGTCGCGAAAGCGCTCGACCTGAATGACGTAGTCCTTATACGGGACAGAGCCAAACTTGGCCGGATCGTGAGAGTGGTCCTCCCAGTCAAATGCGCCAGCCTCAATCTGCGCAGCAAGCTCCGGGGTCAGGGTTTTCCCCAGCCCCGAAGCGAGTGCTTCGCGCAGTTTTTGATGGCTAAAAACGGACATCCGTGTTCCTCTAGCTGCTTGTGTGATTCTAGGTGGTGAGTCCCTAAACGTCGGTCATGTCAAGGTCAGGGCGGGAAACCGAAAGCTGCTCGTAGGCGTGGGCCACAATGTTTTCGGGAGCCGGGTCTGGCATCACATACTCGGCGTACAGCGCCCGGACGGGCCGCTCACCCCTCAGGCGGGACTCTTTGTTCTGGTAGCCGCCAATGTATGCTTTTGTCTGCCTTGTCTGGTAATCCATCTCCAGCTCAACGACTCGGCCGTAGGTGAGCCTAGTGCCGTTGTCAGAGGTGACGTTGATTTCAATTCCCATAGACATCCTTTAGAAAAAGCCTACCGCTTCAAAGATCACAGAGTTGACGGTCAGACTGTCTTCGCCGCCCCCAGAAATAACCGAGCAAGACGGGATTGCGGTCACCGTCTGACCGGCGGCGACATCGAAAGTGCCAACGGTGAACGTATATTGGCTTGTGCTATATCCAGTGTAGAAGCTCGATGACTGAACTACGGAACCGTTTACGGTTACTCGGAACGCAAAAGAATCGTCGGTAGTAGGAGTCACGATAAACTTTGCCCGCACACGAAGCAGCTTTGTGGTGCTTAGGTTTGAGACCTTTACGCTTCCGCCAGAAACATAGCTGCCTCTCCCATTAAGATAGTTATCCCAGCCAAAGCCGCCACCGACATACCTTATCGGATTGCTGATGCTGCCAAAGTTGTCAAGGTAGGTAAGGCGCTGGTTAAGCGTTTCCTGGAACGTGTCGTAGTCGCTCTTCAGAACAACCGAGTTCGGGTTGAATACCTCGATCTTGGCGTAGCCGTTTCCGCCGGAGCCACCGGCTGTCGTCGGGCTACCATCGCCGCCGTCGCCATCCGCTGGATCAATGTAGAAGCCACGGTTTCTGACGTATGCGGCCGACGGAGCGCCACCTCCGCCACCGCCGCCACGGGTACCAGAGCCGCCGTTGAGCAGGCTGGGGGTTCCAGAGGCTGCGCGGTAAGTGACGTTGCTGCCAAAGTAAGATCCACCTCGATCGCCGCCAATCGATCCATCGACGCTGGCCGGAACACCCGGTATCGACTGAACCACAGCAAAGTCGCCGTAGTCATTTGTCCGGTACGCCATCGATACACCATTGGTGTATGTCTGGTCGTAGCTGGTGCTCATTGATAGCGGAGTTCCGGCAGACCCGCCGTTGGCTACGTAGGTATCCGAGCCAATGGTGATTTGCGTGTTACCACCAGAGCCGCCGGATTGTGGACTGTTGGCATTGCTGACAGGTCCGCCGCCAGCCCCTCCGGCGCCAACAACAACTGAAATTGTCTTTCCTGGCAAGATGTTGTAAACCGTCATGTTTACAACAGAACCTGGGCTTCCACCACCACCTGTGTATTGCTTGCCTCCGCCCGCACCTCCGCCGCCGGCCCCAACAAGGGTGAATCGCACAGTGCTGATGGTGGCAGTCGTTGTATAGGCGGTGTAGCTACCAGAGTTTGGGTAAGTGAATGTTTGGCCTGAGAGCTGGCTCGCGTCCAAAACGCCAGCCTCCAGAACCCCGCCGAATGTTCCCTTTGCCGCGTCAAGCACGCCACTGAAAGAGCCTTTCGCGGCTTTCAGTTCTCCAGAGAACGTGGCGTTGCCGCCGCTAACTGTCAGTCCCGCGCTTGAAATCTCAAGGTCACTGCCATCCCAGGAGAGTTTTCGGCTGCCGCCGTTGCCAACTGAAAATGTGCCCGTCGAGGAGAGAAAAAATCCTTGACCAGAGTTGAGCGCAACCTGCCCCGAGTACAGAGAGCTGGCAGTCATGCTAATGCCGCCAACCGTACCGGCACTAGCGTAAATCGTGCCTCTTACCTGAAGGTTAGTGCCATCCCAAAGTACGTTATTGTTAGGGCTTCCGACGAAGAACTTGTAGACGCCGCTGTTATTGCCAAGGAAGAATCCAGTACCAGCCGAAGAGTCGCCGGGAGAATAGGCGAGATTGAGGCCTCCGGACAGGTAGCCTGTTGTAACGCCAATGGCCGCGGTCAGGGAGCCAGTGCTGATCTTGTCGGCAACAAGGCTTTGGATCTTTGCGCTGGTGATTGTGGCGTCGGCAATATACGCAGAGCGGATGTACGCCCCAACCGGATACGTGACGCCGTCAATCACCGTTGGCGTGGTTGTGACGATGAATGGAAGCTGACTGGTAATCTCTTCCCAGTAAGCCGTATCAGTTGGTGCGCGGCCAGTTGTTGTGGCTTTGCATCGGTAGATCTTGTATCCGCCGGAGGTGTAGCTCACCCTATCATTAAGCACGTACGTTGTAGTGCTGATGTAGGCGGGAGGAGTAGACGGCCCGATAACAAAAGCGTCTGCACGAATCGCAAACAGAGAAGATGGCGTTGCGCCAGTAGAGGTTGACGCCAGACCAAACCCAGAGACATATCCGCCGGTATCGATCTTGACTGTGTATTGAGCGAACAGCGAGTTGTCTGCGTTTGCCCTTGTCGTGGACTCGGTTTGAATCGAGCTGTAAATGTCTCCGCCGACATTTAAACGGGAAGAGACCGTATCTACCTGAGTTGAAATTGCGCTATTGGTTTCGGCTTTTGTGTACGCGTAGCTCTGAACGTAACCTTGAGCGCTTGAAAGCGTAGTCGCATCTGCTGCGCCGTACGCGCTAGTCAGAGTCGTCGATGCCGTTGAGATTGCGCTGTCTGTTGCGGCCTTGGTGTAGTAGTTTGTCAGCAGCGACGAACGCGTGGCAGGCAATCCTGTTACTGAGTCGTTGACCTGAGAGCTTAGCGATGTCAGGCTGCTACTGATCGCCGTGTCATTGGTTGCCCTGGTTGATGCCTCGGTCGTGATCGCGGCATTTAGGGTGTTGTAGTTCGTGGTAACTGTGGACGACAGAGCCGAGATTTGACTTGACAAGGCTCCGTCAGCGTTTGCCCGAGCTACCCGCTCGTTGTAAACCAGACCCGTTGTTAGCTGCGCAACATCTGTTCCAGAGTAAGTACCGCGAATCTGAGCGGCAAGTGTCTCGCGGCTGGCGGCCTCAGCAGCATCTCCTGATGCACGCGCAGTCTGCTCAGTTTGTAGCGCCGCAAGAACACTGCTCAAGTCTCCAGTAGATGCAGCCGTCAGCGTGTTGATCTGAGTCTGAAGATTGGAGTCTGCGCTTGCCCTGGACGCTGCCTCATTAAGAATGGCTTGAGCGCGAGCAGATGCCTCTGCCTGAATTGCAGCCGCTCGAGCAATAGATTCCCGATTGAGCCGATAGTTGACTCCCCCAGCTTCACTGGACGGAGAATCGATCAGCTCGATACGTTTGCCAAGACCGGCATACAGCTCAGTCTCGGTGATCTTCCCGCTGAGAGCGTCAAGGATTTTTCGCGAATCAAGGGCCGTCTGAGCTTTTGTGCCGGAGGAAGAGTTGAATGGGCCGGTTACGTTCGCCTTGGAAACAAACCGAATCCAGTAGTAGTAAGTGCTGCTTGCGTCAGCAGGATCTGCGTAAACATTGCCGATCGTGGCGCCGACCAACACAGCTTCGGACTGAGAGTCAACTGTGCCGCGCCACACCTCTGTATAAGCATGGTTTTGGTAAGGGGCGCCACTCCACTCAAGGTAGACATTAGTAAATCCGCCTGAGGCAACCAGCCCCACAGGAGGGGGAGGCGTCGTAAGGTCCGTGACTGCGTTGTAGCTGCCGCCAGGAGTCAGCGTTGGATTGACCGGGATGCTTCCAGATCCGCTTTTAGTCCCAGATCCAGCCGCATCTTCGGAGGCGACGCCAAGAGCAACAAGGTCGCGCAAAGTCGCCGCTTGATCAAGCGGATTTCCAATCTGGCCCTCTCGCACCTGCATGGTGTTTTTGATGGCCTGGAGGACTTCAAGAACATTATCGCTCCTGACCTCCGGAATGGATGGGACTTGAGTCTCGCGGCTCATAGCGCTTTCATTTCAGTCGAGTTTTGCGCAATGCTGACCGAGTAAACCTCGTTGCCGGTCTCTAGCTCAAACTCCCAGTCATAACTTCTGAATCCAGAGGGAAGACGGAACGCATTGTTGTTTTGCACAACCTTCTGAAGCTTTAGCGCACTCTCGCAGTAAACCCTGATTGTTACCGGATAAGCCTCGGCAACAACTTGACAGAACCCAAAGTTAGTCGGGTAGTCCAGGCGGAATACTTTACTGCGCCACTTGGAAGTCAGGGGCGACCCGGCGTCAAAGCGCTTAATCTTGCCACCCTGAGCCAAGTAAAGAATGTCGGATCTGGCGTCGTAATAGCCTGCCGTTATTTTGCTGGAGGCATTTATGTCAGATGTCGTTAGTGCGGCCCCTTGGCCGGATATGTCTACGACCAGCATTCCCTTCAAAGAGCCGGTGTCGTAGGTGATGTGAATGCGGCCGTTGTATACGTAGCACTCCATCGATGAAGGGCTGAAAGCCTGCCACTGGTCTCGAGAGTACAGGTTCTTGGTGACGACGTCGTTGGTTGTGCCGATTTCAACCAGCCCGTCAGCAGAAGCGTAGATCACTCCGCTCCCCGTCTCAACAATTGAGCGCTTGGAAACGCACGCCTGCTGAAGCGGCAGCTTGCTAGAAGACATTGCGGCGGGGTCGATGCCCTGGAACAAGTACGGATACGAATCTGTCAACACCGCAACCGACTGACCAAACGTAGCAATTCCAACGATGTTGAAGTCAATCGGGTATTCGTGAGGCCATGCATGAGGAAGGTTGGGCTCAGACAGGTACAGCGTTTTGCCAACAAAGCCAACGGCGGCACCGTTTGCCATGACGCGCATTCCCTTCAGGCCTGCCGGAGGAGCAACCCAATCCTCGGATGGAAGCACTTCGCCAAGGTCGGATTGCGTCTTGGAGTCGGTGTAGCTGTCAGAGGCAACAGGAACTTCGTCTACGTACTGGAACTGGGCCGCATTGCCAACAGTCGAGCTTCTGTAGATCCGCTTTTTAGTGATGTTGTATGACCCGGTCGGAACGGAGGCCGGGATGGAAATTGTGACGTCACCCTCGGGATCAATGTTTGCAGACGATGATGCAGCAGAAGGGGGGCCCTCTTCCCCGTATGCGGAAACGTACGTGTAGACGTAAGTCCTGGTCTCTGGAACGGTATCTGACGGCACGGTTGCGATTGCGCCAGGAGTCCCCGTAGGGGTTGACGGAAGACTTTGCAGGCTCATCGACAAAGATGCGCCAAGCGCTGAGTCCGCAATCTTGTCAGAAAAAGAAGTAGTGCTTGCCGTGGTCTCTGCAACGAGTTTCCAGGCGGACTCGCTGATGCTGACAACCGCCCCTGTAATGGTTGGCGTTTGACGATACAGCCGCTTTTTGGTAACGCCAGCAGGCATTGTTTCGCTGTGCGTAACCGTGACATCTGTGGTTCCGTCAACCACCCATACTGTTGCGCTTGCGGGCCCGTGGCTGGTCTCATTTCCGGAAGCGTCGGCAAATGAAACCATGTAGACGCGCTGCACTGCGCCGGAGGTCTCCGAGCTAACCGATCCAATGTTCGACACGGATGGGGCGCGAGTGGGGCCCGACAGGGACAGCGAGTTCCAGATTGCCGAAGCGCTGGCAATCGAAGCATCTGTTGCGGTGTCGTTGTATGCGGAGACGTTGAGATCCAGCTCGGTTATGCGCCGGAAAGTTCCAGACACCTTGCGATAAATACGCTTCTTGGTTATGCCCGCGTCACCAAGGTTGTCTGTCGTAAGGTTTGAGAAAGACACTTTCTGACCGTCAACACCCTGGATCGACAGCACCTTTGTCGGAAAGGATTCTTTAAGCGTCGTCGGGTTGTAGAACGTCAGCACGTAGTCTCTCGCAACCCGCGTGTAAGCGGTTGGGTTTCCGAAAGACGTAATCGATGGAGGAGATGTTGGCGCGGGAATTCCGAGCTGGTACGAAGCCCTTGGATAAGCGCCTGTTCCTGACTGAAGAATCAGTGAGTACGGAGCATAGCGAGGAACGTCGGTGCCATTGGTCCAGTACAGACGCTCGTTAACATCGTTGGCAATCGGGGAGCGAAAGACATCGGTATCTTCGGAAAACTCAAGCCAAGTAGAGTTTTCTCCCGAGGTTCCCTGATAAGGGAAGATTGTCTTTGGGTTGGTGCGAAGCGCGTCTTTGAGATCGGTTGAGGCCTTCATCGGCACAAGCGCACCAGAGACAAGACGGACGTTGTTTGCCGTCTGCGCCTCGTTGTTCTGCAACAGCTTGGTGCTGACAATGGGCTTAAGCCCGTTGAAACTTTTTACGCCGAATCCAGCCATGTCGTGTTACCAGAGCTTGGTTCGCGCCCAGTAGTTGGCGCTGAACTTGTCATCCTTGGTCAGGTTTCCGTTCTTGTCCCTGATTCCGGCGGATCGAGAAAGATAGTTATCCCGGCGCTTTTCGTCGTGGTGCTGGGTGTAATCCTGCATGCCGCGTAGGCCAAAGCGAACCAGTTTTACCTCGTCACCCTTTTTGGCGAGAACCATCTTTTTCTGCTTGGCGCCATCCGGGGCGTCAACTGGCTTGTTGAATCCCGGAAACTCATGCCCCCGGTAAACCAGCTTTCCGCCATCGCGTTTGATGTTTGACGCCTTCATACGATTTTCTCCGGTGCTTTCAGTTTTTCTTCATGCATACGCCGCGCACGTAGCCTTGGAGGCCTACGACGAGCGCTTCCAGTCGGTCAGCTTCTGCTGCCATTCCAACAAGAGCCGTCGCACAATGTCCGAGTAGCTCTCGCTCAAGTCCTGCTCCTGCATTAACTCGGGCGCCGGAGGCGGGGCTTGCGGAGGCTGAAGCACCCGAGGAGGAGAGCTTGTCGCGCAACTGACCAAGCTCAGACTGAGCGCCAGCAGCGCTGCGCTCGTAACGCTTCTTGAGTTCAACATACTTTACCTCGCTCTCTTGTTTAGCCTTAACAAGCTGTTGCTCTTTAACCCTAAACTCCGACTCTTGCTTAAGAGCGGTTTCTAGCTGAACAGCTTTTTCCTTATCCCATTCCGCCCGAACAAACGACTTGCCGGAACGAAAAGCATAGAAATGTGTGATAGACAAAAGGATTGCCATAGCCAAGGCAATCCAGACGCGTGGATTCAGCAGGTACAGCATATCAGCCTCCTACGCATTGTTCGTATTCAGCCTGTCGGCGAATCGACAGGCCACGGAGGCGCTCGCCGTTAAATCGGTCCCAGCGCAAAATCTCGGAGCAGGCACCAGAATAATCCTGAGCGTTAAGTTTCCTGACAAGAGTGCTGCCACAAAACGCCCCCGATCCAATGTTGTAGGCCAGGGAAACGTAAGCGTCGTACTCGTACTGATGAAGAGGCACCTTCACGCAGGTCTTGATTGCCCCCTCATACCTCCGGATATCTTGGAGTGCGCGAACCACAGCCTTGGCAGGATTGATCTTCTCTCCACCCTTAAGTGGCCGGCCTTGTTCGTCGGTTGTGGTGCCAAACCCGTATGTCGGAACATCGCCAGGGACTGGTGGTTCTGCGACATCTGACCAGCCTTCATTCATCACTAAGCCGCCAAATGCCGTTGCCGACAGAGTGAGCGCCGCAACAACAACCCGGAAGTTACTCATTCTTTTGCCCCGCCTCCGGGCCTCGGCCCAACCATCCTTGAACGGTTTTGGTTTCATAGATCCTGATGCAGCCCCAAACAATAGAAATCAAGGCGGCAATCGGAGGAAGCCATTGAGACAGGGAGAGCAGAACCGTGCCAACACTCACCGCATCAACAACGTGTTTGGTTTGCTCGGTCAGATTATTCACGGCGCTTACCTCTTACTTCAGCCTACGAAGCTTAAAGAGGGTTCGGCGATAAAGCGCCACGCCCTCATCTATGATGTTTTGTATCGAGGTGTCTTCTTTTTCCACAACCTCGTAGCGATTTTTCAGCACCCAGTCGTGATGGGCCTGGAGGATTTCAATGATGTCGTCTCCACCCTTGTGCGCAAGAAGCGGGATCTTTTCGATTTCTTTGCCGCTGCCCATATAGGTCTCGGCAATCTCGTCTGCAATTTCCACAATGCCGTCGTAGAACTCGGCTAGAGCTTGATGGGCGGCGTATGCGCCGGGCCCGGAAACAAGCAGATGCTTTCGGTGAGCCAGATCTCTACTTAGGAACATCAATGCAATAAGTTCGCCAATCATTTTCTATCCTCAGTCTATCTATTAAATTGTTTTGTTACACATGCTATTGGTTACTGAGGCTTGCTGGGCCATTGAACCCTGAAAGGAAAGTCCTGCTGGTCCGGGACGTTGCGCAAAGCCTGTCGATAAACGGCCCACGCAGCCTTGTCAACTGTTGCGTCCGCGATTTGTGTCCAGTCGCTACTGGAAAGCCTTGCGTTTCGCTCCGAGCGAACATTCAAGGACGCTTTAATTTCATCAAGCTCGTTGACTTGCCAAGCCTGTTTCCAAACTCCGCTATCAAATACCGGAGTAACTTCAACCAAGTATTCAATTAGAGGGCTAAAGTCTGGCCGAGCAGACTCCTCAACCACAACAACACCAAACTCAAGCAAGGTTTCTGAAGTCGGCTCTTCTGGAAACGATGTGTTTGGATACTCGGCCGAAAGGCTTGCTGGATACTTAACGATGTTGCCGTTGTTAATCAGCGCATACATTTTGTGCTACCTTTATGAGAGCGACAGGTACATGGATGCCATTCCCCTGGCGGTTCCTCCGGTCGACGAGTAAGTGCAGGTTACGTTTTGTGGGGATGAGTTATAAATTTTGTATCGAAGAACGTGTGAGGTGAATTGAATGACCGACCCGGTTTGCGTGGGAGACATCGTAGAGGCTGATGCGTTACCTCCGCCCTCAATGCTGTAAAAACCCAAGGCTATCAATGGCGCTGTGCCGCTAGACGAGGTGATTGTTTGAGCTGAAGGGGTAGCAATAGTTCCCGCGTTTCCGTTTGTTGTTACGCTGCCCGAAGTAACGGATGTTAAACTTTTGTTGTTTAGCCTAAATACTGAGCACGACCATACGTAATAAGGGCCAGCGGTTGTTGGCGTAAATGTTGATCCAAGATCTGCCGACGTCAGAATCTTGTAGCCAATGTAAATATTGCCCGCGTCGGCAGCTGCCGTTGCATATTCATTATATGACGCAAGCTGCGTTAGACCAGAGCCCGCAAAACTCAATGATGGAGGCGTTGCGACAGCGTCCGTTGCTGAGTTATAGTAAACAATAAGAAGGTCTCCAGCCTGTGCGCCACTGGCGGCAGATGGATACGTTATTGTTTTTACGTTAACGCCTGTGCTGGCAATAAATGAGATGGAAGAAACATTGTCTGCCTGACGCGACATAACAGCGGATCGGAGAGCCCGTGAAAGCATTATGCAACTCCCACAAATGCGCCGTAGACCTGGGATCCGGTCTTCCAAAGCTCAATAATGCTGACTACTGTGGTCGACAATGTTGGCGCGGATCCAGCGCCAGCCGAACCAACCCATTTAACGCCGCCAGATCCAAAGCTGGTGTCAGTCCAGGTAATGGCGTTGGCTCCGGCTGTAACCATCAGCGTAACACTCTGGCCGGCAGCAAAGCTGCTTGCCGTTGGAGTTCGGCTTGCACCAAGAGTCCAGAGCTGAATAGATCCGTTGGCTGGGTTTACGTCAACAGATGCGCCATCAGTGATGGTAAAGACGTTCTCTTTAATGTTTCCCGAGAAGGTCCATTGCCCGCTGGCAGCGACGCTGGTTGTTGCGCCAGAAACAGCAGAACCAATAGCTATTGCAGTTGTCGATCCACTTAGGCCAGCCGTACCAATGTTTATGGTTTTGGTGCTGCCAGATGCTGTTGCTCCAGCCTGAATGTTGGTGGTTTGGCTTGCAGTAGACAAGCCAATAGCAATTGTTCCAGTATGACCCGTATTGCCAATTGTCAATGTCTGCGCTACCGCGGATGCCTGAATTGTTAGCGATGCCGCTGAGCTAATAGATGAAAAGATTTGATTGCCGGAAAATGTTTGGTTGCTTTGATTTAGACTTGCTATTGAATACGTGGCGCCGGAAATGCGGTAAAACAAGCCGCTAGAGGTTCCCCAAACATCCCCCGTAACCGGGCTGGTCGGTGCAGAGCCGACACCAATATTAAAAGGCGCTGCCGTTGTTGTGGATGCCGGAAATATTAACTGCCCCGTCATCGTGCCGCCAGTAAGCGCCAGCCGCTCAGTCTTTAGGTCATTCAGCATCACCCTTGCAACACGGAGTTCCACGGTATCTCCGGTTGACCACGCTCTAGCAGTCGTCCCGTCTTGGGCGCGAGTGACGGTGAATGTGTCCGTGCTTACGGCCGTAACCTTGACAATCTCGATGTTGCTCGAGGCGTCAGTCAGCGTGACGTAAAAGTAGTCTCCGCCAGAGATTGACGGGAATAGAGCGCCCTTTCCCGTCGCAACGGTCAGGCTTGTGGCGATGTTCGTAATCGAAGATGCTAGGGTAGCCGATGCGTTGTTTGAATAGAGGACTGGCATTACGCAACCTTCAGAACTTCAACATTGATATATTCGATCTCTGCACCTACGGCAATGTCGTTGTAAGAAGCAGACACCTCGATGTCGTTGGCGGCGGCACTTGCCTGCACGTAGCTTGTTGACACGGACGACAAGAGGCCGGATTGAGTGTAGATCTTTCGCAGGCGCGAACTGGCAACAGCGGCTGAAGCCAACGCGCTCCCGCCAAATCTCTTGGTAATAAAAATCGTTGGGCTGGTTAGCGCGGTAGAAAGCGCCGAGCCACTAAAAACCAAAACCGCAGAAACCAAGCCTGAGGCCTGAGCGGTTGCATTAATGGAGCCGGCAATGCTTCGGATTATCGATGCGCTTGCGCTTGCCGAAGATGTTGCACTGATGGAGGCAGCAACACTTCTGAAGGAAATTATTGAAGCCTGAGCGATGCTTGCAACAGCGCTTGCGGACGCGGCAAGCCTTGCGGTAATGGCAAGCGCCCCCGACCGCGCCACTGATGCCTGAATAGAAGCGGCAATCGACGCCGTCTTCGACATGCTGCCAGAAGCAGACAAGGAAGCGGAAACGCTGGAAGCTATCCGTAACGCAACTGAGAATGAAGACGACTGAACTGCCGTTGCGGCAACGGATGCCGCTAGTATCTTGCTTGCGGAAAGGCTACCGGAAGCCGTAACGGCCAACACAGCAAATGCCGAGATGCCCGCCCCACCCGAAAGAGTTGCGGATGTTGTGGCGACCGCGGCTATAGAAGATGCGATACCCTTTTCTGCTGAAAGGTTCGCGGAAGCCGTGATTGCAAATGCAGCAGAAACCGATAGAGGTTTCTCTGCCGAAAGACTAGATGAGGCAACAAAAGCTGTCGAGACAGATGTCGACAGATTCTTTTCTGGCGAAAGACTCGCGTCCGCTGTGACCGCTGTAGAAATGGAGGACGAAACCCCCTTGACCACAGACAGACTGACTGACGATGTGACAGACAGGGAGACGGAAGATGCAAGCGCCTTCCCTAAGGAGATGTCTGCTGATGCTGTTGCAGCCGCAGATATGCCGGACGAGACTCCTTTTTGTACTGAGAGCCCGCCGGACGCCGCAAACGCTAAGCTCGCTGATCCGGACAGCTCTATTGGCTGGATAAGTGAAGCAGACGATGATGCAGCGCACGCAATCGACGCGTCAAAGCTTACCGACTTATCAAGGGACGCGCTGACTTGCGCCGTTGTTGAGACGGAACAAGCCAAGCTCTGTGACGCAACCGCTCCAGAGCTTGCATTTAGTGCCGCGCTATTAAGCGCAGAACTATTGAGCAGCATCCCTTACCCGCTTTTACGCAAAGGTGACAGACAGAGAGCCAGCCGGGAACGTAACGGTATCGGACTGGTTGACCGTTTTGCTGATGGTCAGCGCACCCCAGAACAACAGGTTGCCGGCAGAGGCCGCATCAAAGATGCCAAAGTGCGTAACCGTTCCCCAGGTGGCGGACGGAGTCGCAAACGTAATGGCGTTGTTGTTTGAAGTCGAGCCACCTGTGCCGCTCGATGCGGTCGTCGAGCCGGAAGACTGAGTGCCAGCCCAGTTGGCCAAAGACGAAGAGACAGATGTGCGAGCATAGCTGCCGCCACTGACTTCCGTGCCGCCGCCGGAGTCAGACGGGGCAGCAGTGAACAGACCGACGTACAGGGTGGTAGTCGTGGGAGCGGCTTGACCTCGGAAGAGCTGGTCAACCAGCTTGTTCTCAAGGTAATCGGACATTGCGGACATGGTAAATACCTCTTAGTTAAATTGAGAGCGGATGCTGAACTTAAGGACTTCGAAGACCGTTTGCTTCTGGCCTTCGAAGTCGATTTCAACCTCACCCTCATAAGCGCCTGGATCTACATCTAGAACGCCATTAGGGAAGTTGAACCGGACCACCCCTGCCGTGCCACCGCTAACCTTCTCGCACAAGATCGTCGAAAGAACGGTGTCACTTCCGGTGGCCCGGAAGTAGACTCGCACAATGACGTCTGGGTCACTTAGGTCGATGGAAGACCCCGTATTGGGATCGGTTAGGGTGAGACGGATATAAGGTAGGTTGTCGCCCTGAACGAGCTTGATCTTTTCTGACATCAGATCCTCCGCATCTGGACGGCAAGGCTGCCGCGAACATTGCCGTGAAGAGCGCGACTGCGGGCGACGTTTACGCCTACGTCAAACAATCCCTTCTCCACTGCGGCCATCTGCGCGTTGCTGTATGGCTTGCCGGCCGACATCATCAGTCGGTACAGGGCGCCGTGAGCAATGGTCTCCGCGTAGTCCTCAAAAACCACATCGTCAATCTCGCTGCTCGCCCTGGTTGGTTTAATGGCTACGCGCAGAGTCAGCCCGTTCGCATATTTCTTATCCGGTAATGGCCACACGCTGATTGAGCGAGGCTCTTTCTGGAGGTAGTACTGAGGAGTGCTGGCCTGCGATTCGTACGAACTGAACAGCCTGTTGTAAGTAGACGCATCCCGCACGAAGTCTGGGGCAACAGCATTCAGCTTGTTGTTCTCAAGCCATGCCTGTTGCACTTTTACTACGACGTAGCCCTTCGGGGGATCAAGGTCGTAGTCAACCAGATTCTGGATGATCGTAATGGGATCGTGATCCACGACAAGAGCAAGGCTCTTTTCGCAGAACTCAATGCATGAATTTCTTATTGCCTGAGTGACGATCAGCTCATTGGCCCCAGGCACCTCAGGGAGAATGTATGGGAAGAAGTCTTCGTAAGCGGCCATTAAGCAACACCTCCAAGCTGAGCCGCAGCGCCGTTGGGATCTCCACCTTTGTTCGATACCTTAGGCCCAAAGGCAATGTCCTTCTGGAGCTTGATGCCAAGGACGGATGCGAACAGCGACAGGTAAGAGCTTGCGAGCTGCGCGTTAGCTGCGAAGTCCGTCTCCTTTGAGTAGCAGCGGAACAGCAGGTAGTTGATCAGCGCCTCAAAGTACGAGTCCTGAACGGTCAGGTCGTCGGTCGTGGCGGAGACGGCGGACGGGTACTTTGAGTAGACGGTCTCAACTTTGACGCCGCTGCTGACGGGCGGATACACGAAGAACTGCCCTGGGATGCGTTCGTCGTAGGTGAAGTGCTTGACCGCCGACTGATTGGTGGCGGTGTGCCAGTTCGGATCAAACCGATCCAGCGTGTCTCGGGCCGTGATGGTGATGGCTCGACCGGGAGTTGTTCCGTCAGACGCCATATTTCGCACCACATCAAGCAAACGAAATCCGCCAGTGGGGATGCTCTGCTTGCTTCCGGCAGACAGGGTTTGAACTGTGGATGCGGAGCAGGAGTCGGGGCGATAGACAGCAACGAGGCGCTGGGCGTCGTTGATGTAGTCAATCATCTCCGCGTTCGACCAGCGGTAGCTTGTCGCATCGGAATCGAGCAGGATGTTCCGTGCGCGAGAGATAACGTCGGAAACCTTCATGCAACACCCGGTTTAGGTTTCGCCTTCCGTCCGCCATGCTTGGCGCGGAACGCCTCGATGGCTTTGCTCACTTCCGGCTCCGGTTGAGCGACTGCCGCTTCTACGACTGGATTTTCTCTGGTGTTCTCTTGCTCGAAGGGCACCATGTCGGCTCGCTCTGCGAGCAGAGGAGTCCATACGTAGATGTAGCCGGAGGGGATTTGCTTGAGAAGTTTAGTCATAAATGAAAAAAGGGGGAGGAGGCTTCCCCCCTCCCCCTATTTAGAACGGAAGAATTACTTCCGGACGTAGGCGGCAACCAGAGCCTCGGGCTTGGTCACCTTGAAGCCGTACACGTTCAAGCCGCGCACGATGTTGCCGAAGGTGGACTGAGCGCGGATGGTTTCCACGTTGGTCATCTGCGAAGCGAACGAAATGGCATCGCGGGTACCAGCCATGATGTTCCAGGCCTTGTAGTCTGCGTTGGCGCCAGTGCCGCCGGCAGCAGAATCAGCACCCAGATCGGTTGCGCTGGACAGGTTGTTCGACACGTAGACCATGAAGCGGTCGATCATGCCGATCTTGCCGTTACGCAGGGGGGTGACGGAGTCGCCGGTCAGGTAAGCCTGCTTCAGGTCAGAGCGCTTGATCAGCGAAGCCATCCAAGCAGGGATCACGACCCAACGGCCATCTTCCGGCACGTTCTGCTCGTCCAGCACTTGACCCATGTCCAGCAGGAGGTCCAGCACGGTAGAGCTGGTGGCCTGACGGGGAGCGCCAGTAGCGCCCAGGTTGATGTCGCCGGAGATGGCGCCAGCGGTAGCGCCCTTGTTAGCGGTGGCAGCGTCAGCATACACAGAGCCGAGAACATCGGCGTCGATGGCAATCTTCATCTGCTGCGAAGCGTCGTTCGTGAACATGTCCATCAGCTTAATGTCGGCCTGGGTGGCATCGACATCGTCCAGGACGACGGCGAAGTACTTGCCCTTGTCGATGTTCAGCTCTAGGGGAGTGGAGGTCGGAACCTGACTGGTCAGGTTCTGGCCCTTGGAGTAGCTGCTGACGGTGATGGTCGGGATGGTGCGGATGGTGATCTTGTCGCCTTGGCCCTTGATCTCGCCTTCCCAGTCGTTGTTCGTGATCTCACCGAGGACGGTGGACTTGTAGAACTTGACCTGGAGTTTGCCAGACCAGATCTCCGGGATGAAGCCCGAAGCGCCAGCGTAAGAGTCGGTGCCGGAACCGGCGCCGTAGTAATTGCCCGAAACTGCGAGAGACATTTTTATTACCTCAAATAAGGTAGCCTGCTATCGGATTCTTCGTTCTCGAATCGCAAGCTGGATTTCATTCTCAATTGCAGCCTCCTGTTCATCGCTGTACTCGCCTCCCCGAGCCCGAGCGTAGAAGTCAGCGACTTCGCCACGGGTCCAGATCTTCCTGCCCTTGGGCGCCTCGGGAGTCCGAGTCGTCATAGGGGCAACTTGCGATTCCAACGACTGCGAAGAAGCCGCAGCGGTGTCTTGTTGAACCTTCTTGAACGCATTGAAGAATCTGGCAACGCGATCTGCATCGCGCTTCTCTTCTGCCTGCGACAGAATGTCTTGGCGTTGATAGCCGGTGAACTCATCGACTTCACCCAGCCATGCATGGAAGTCCGGATCGTCGTTGACAGCCATCCAGTCCGGGACCATCTGCACCAGCTTCTCGAAGAAGCCGACTTCTTTGGTCTGAACCGTCTGAGCCTCAAACGACTCAATCCGCTTTTTGAGCTTGGTGATCTCATCGTCTTTACCCGATACCTCTTCACGCGCAGCGCGACGGATCAGGTCAACGAGAGGCTCGCCAAACTCATTCACTTCCTCGGGCTTGACCAGCGATTCTTTAGGTTTCGCCAGCGAAGACCGCAACGCCTCCACTTCCTCGGTCAGACTTTCCAACTTGCCTTCACGCTCTTTGAGCGCCGCATGCAATCGCGGAACCTCGGCGTTGTATTTGCCGTGCAGCGTCTTGTACCTAGCTTCCCACTTGTCGTCTCCCTGCGGGCTGGCCGGCTCGCTCGGGGTGTTGGTGGGCGCGGGGGTTGCCTGCGCTACTGGTTCGCTCGGAGCCGGCGGTGTGGCCGGGGCCGGTTCACTCGAAGCCGGTGGCGCCGGATCCGGTGAAGATTGCTGGGCTTGTCGAGCCTGAGCAATTCGTTGAAGAGCTTCTTCTGCCTTTCTTTCCGCCTCTACGACGGCGCGGGGGAGGTTCAATTACTTCTCCTAGAGCCTTCACTTCCAACTCGGGGCCGTCAATGCGGTCACCCTTGTTAGGTTGTTCCGGTGTTCTCGGTTTGCCGGTGAATCGCCACCGAACAAGCGTTGTCCCAAATTGGGACTAATTACATTTTCCGGAGCGTGTCCCTGGCCGTTCGCTTCTTTTCAAGAAACTCGGCGAGTGCCTGGGATGCCCCTTGATTCCAGCGAGACTGCACTTCTTCTCGCGTTGAATCGTTGAAAAGGCGGATTGTGGCAAGGGAATCCTCAAGCCACTTACACACCTCTTCGAAATCACTGTTGCCGTCTAAGGACGACAACGATGCAATTACTGTACGTGGTGGTTTATTCAGCACGTATTACTTTTTGTAGTCTTGACGGCTGCGCACGCCCGGGCCTTGGTTATACGTGCACTCGTTAGGGGCACCGTATCCCGCAACAACAAGACCTCCGTTGGCATAACCAACTCGCTCGGCTTCACGCTTTTCTCCGGCCATGTACTTCTTGGCAGGCATCTTCTTTTCCATGAGCTCTTCGCGCTTGGATTCTTTGCCGGCAAACGGCATGGGCTTCTTCATCATGATTTTCCTTACTGGACTATGTTTGCTTCCGCTCCGCCTGCCGGGTTGCCGGCTGCATCGAGCGTAGCTGGTGCTTGTGGTGCTGCTTGTTGCTGTGCGGCCATTTGCTGCATAGCCATAGCCTGCATTTGCTCTTGCTTGAACTCGAGCTTTTCAGTTGTTGGAACAAGTTTGTCTGTGTCCATCTGAAGCGACTCGGCCAGCTCTCGCAAGAGGTATGCCCTGCCCTCAGCGCCGACAATCTGAAGATCGACAGGATTGGCTGTTGCTTGCAAGAATTCGTTGCGGCGCATCTGAAGCTGCTCTTTGGCAACCAAGCCCATAGCTCCACGGGCGCGAATCTTGAAGTCACCCTTACATGACATGTCGGGGTCATACAGCATGTTGTGTACGTACATCCGCTGAACCACTGAAGCGACCACAACATCAATGGAGGCAATGGAGTTCTTAATACCTTTTGCTGCGTTGTCCATCAGCATCGAAAGGCCGGACGCCGTTCGTCCTGCTCCGGAGCCTGCGCCACCGCCGTAAACATAGGACGGTACGCCAGTCACTTCATCTGCTTGTTTCATGAAGTACTGATAGACGGCCATGAGCTCCTGTGCGTTCATGTTTGGCTGAAAGAAACGCACGGCAGGTTGGCCGCCCCCGGTGCGGTCGCTAGTCGTTTGCCAAATCTTCCAAGGGAACATTTGCGTGATGGGCTCGCCGTCAGGCAGGCGGTCTACCGCAATTTCCGCCTGAGGGCCGGAAGCAATCGCCATGTTGTTGGCGAGTGATCTGGCTGCCGCGTTGCACATGATCTGAACATCACGCATCTGCTCAGTCAGTGCAGTGCCCCAGAAAGCACCGGGTATCGGAACCCACTGCGCGATTTCATATGGGCGAGCGCCAAGAGGATCGGGGTTCAAGATGCACTTGATGATGAACGGGCCGATCTGAATAGCGGTGATCTCGTACTCCTTGTACGGATCTAGCTTCTTGCCTTTGTAGCCCCAATCCATCAGCATCTTGCCGCTGACGCTACCCCAGAACTCAATAGCCTCGATCACTTCCCTGGTGTAAAGAAGGGCGTGCGGCTTGCCTTCCAGGCGATCGCGCTCCTGGTCGCCCATCAGCCACTGACGGAATCCGGTTTCGCCAAAACGCTCAAGAACCTGATCGATCTCAGCGTCGGACACGCCAGGAGCGCTACGCATCGACTGAAGCGCCGAACGGGTCAAACGCATACGCTCAATGAAGAAGTTGTCGTTTACCGAGCTGGAGTTTGGCGAGGGGAAGGCGTCATGCGGATTGACGCGGTAGGTCTCTCGGCTGAAATCATTGATGATGACTGGCTGGAACTTCGGCCCCCACTTCATCTGCTTTTTTCGACGGATGACCGGGCCCTTGAGGATTGCCGTCGGGTAGGTCACAAAGTCGTCGATGAACTCGCGCAAAGCGTTATCAAAACCACCGGAAGAAAGCTGATCGTCAATCTTGTTTTCCATGCGGTTAGCGGTCTTGTCGGCCTCCTCTCGCATGCGGTTTATGATTTGGTCGTGGACTTGTTCCATCCTCACCCGAAATGCCTCAGGGTGGACTTGACCGCCTTGCTCCAGAAACGCCTGCTGCTCTAGCTGTACAAGCTCTACGATGCCGGCAGCTATTTCCGGCGGCAGCTCCGGCTCATTAGCTGGGTCCAACTCAAACACACGCCGCCCATTACCGATCATGACGTCGGTAATCCAGTTTGCAGCAGCACGGGCTTTGATGTCCGTGATCCGCATGAAGATGTCAGAGCCGCCTGTCTTGGCAATTTCGATTTCGCGCTCTGGGTCGTAGACGCCTCGGCGCTGCCGCTCGCACTTGAGCAGGCGTTCGGTGATCTCGGTCTTTGCGAACTTTGCCCGCTCCCAGCAATCGCCGATGTGTCGCGATAGGTCCGAGTGCAGCATCTCGATCAACTCAACCTTTTGGTCGGTCTTGATGTCTACGTTGAGAGGAGGGGGCGCACCCGCCCCAACAATGGCGATACCGTTCATGTCCAGCCTCTGGTACTAGCTTGTGCGATTTGGCGTGCCGAGACGGGACGCAGCCCGTTACGAACTCGCATGCACAGGTATTGGAGAGCGTCGTGCGGATGCGAAAAGGCATCCTTGACGGGCCGGTCCCTGTATCGCGCTTGGCCTGAAGTTTTCAGGCGCTCATAGCGGTAGCGACCATTAAAACCTTTGCGCAGCGTAGAGCAGCGGGGGTCTAGCAACATGCCAGGCCCGCCGTCAATCATGCGCGTCAAAAAGTAAGCAACCGACTCTCGGCGCGGTACCCAGTCGTTGGTTGCGGCTGGCTCAGTTGGAATGCCCAACTCAAGCAGCTCTTGAAGACAAGTGCGCTCATCCGTCTGAGCACGAATCTGTCCGGCTGGGTCGCCCTCAGAAAAGCGAACAAAGCCGTTGTACTTGTTGGTCAAGATCGGTCGCACCACATCGGAGGTGAACTGCCGTATGCCCATGTCCTCGGAAATGATTTCCTCAAGGATGCGAAGCTGACCGTTTGGCATTTGCTGCCCGATGATGCAGGCCGGAGTAAGACCAAAGTCCCATCCCATGATGATGGGCAGGCCGCGCACGGGCTCAAGCGGTTCGTCGGAGACATGCACTCGATCGTTCCACTCGGGGAAGACTGGCTTGCCGCTGCTGGTCGTTCCGTAGTTTCCCATGAGGAACACGTTGATCCAGCCGTCCTGTTTGCCGCCGAGCTGCTGAAGGTAGTAGCCGTGCCCGTTGGGCAAGTTGTCCGTGTTCTCGGCGTCGGGGTTCGGGTGGTACTCGCCGTCCTCGTCGCGGTACAGGCCGCCCGGCTGGCGGAAGAACTTCCACGTCTTTGGCGTGTCTTGCTCGGCGAACTGGTAGTACCAATGGTCGTCATCCGGCGGGTTGGTATCCATGATCACGCCGGTCCAGCTCGGGCCACCCTTGAGCTTGGAAGGGTAGCGACCCACCCGCTGCGTACACATGTCGAAGACGCCGCGAGAGATCTCGGACGCTTCGTTGATCCAGACGCCAGTCAGTTCCAGCGAGCGTAGCTTGCCGGTGTCCATCTCCGAGTCAAGCGCCAAGAAGATGACCTCAAGCTCCATCGCGGTTCCGTCGCCGATGTCATCGATCCGCATGGTCGAGGTAATCGGCGTATCCCAACGGATTGGCGCCACATGAGGCGGGAACCACGTTTGCCACGTCTTGATGGTCGTGGACTTTAGTTCGGGGTAGGTGTTTCGGATGACGGCCCAGCGGGACCGGCGGACCCCGTCGTACCAGGGCTCCTGGCGGATGGCCCGCATGACGATCTCGGAGCAGCAGGAAGACGACTTACCAGAACCGACAGGGCCCATGAGACCCCGGACGAAGGAGTTGTCTCCGTGGAACTTGGCGGCTTGAGGTCCGGGCGGGAAGTAGGTGACTTGCCCTTCGTCATGCTCTGCTACTGCCTCAGCCATTCTGTTTTGGAAGGTTGGCGTTCAGGTTGAACGTGATGCCTTGTCCGCCCGACTCGATCTTAACGTCCGACAGGTTGGGCAGGCTCTTGTCCAGCAGGATCTTGATGGCGGTCACTTGCGACGGGTTCAGGTTGACCGTGCCCTGGATGTGCGACATCAGCCGGTTGACCAGTTGGGTCGCCTGGATCTTTGCTCTTACGTCGTCTTGGTGCGTCTTGCGCATTCGCGCTGCCATATCAACTCCTGCGTTGCCGTTGGTGGCATATGAAACGGATTGTCTCTGGGGTTCTCAAAGAAAAAGGCCCCGAGCGCATTAGCACCCGGAGCCTTAAAACCAACTCAACCTCTTGGAGCGGCCCGTAGCGTGGGCCAGACGGTCAGGTCAATCCGTAAAGGAGTCGGAATCGGATCCCTGACTGCGGATGTTGCCTCCACCTTCCGCTGGGAGATGGCCTACATAGAAACCAACTCCAGCGTATCTGGTGTTCTTCGAACCAGGGGCCCGGCACAGCCTCAAAAAAAAGCTGGCACGATCCTTGCTGTATTCTTATACGTATAACCGTACTATGGGATAACCGTACTATGGGATACCGTCTTGTATATATCCAAAACAATAACTATCCATAAACAATATCCAATACTTATACAAAGAATATCTATACCTTATCCAAAACTAATAAATATCCTAAGGTATATCTTATTCTTAGTATAACCGTAATACGGATATACCGTAGTACGGTTATCCGTAGAGCGTTAAGCCACAGAAGCCTTGGCGTTCACCACCTGAGCAGCCGCAGCAAAGCTCTTGAGCAGTTGCTCAACCAGCTTCATCAGGTCTTCCGCCCCGCCAAACTCTCGTAGGTCCAGCTCAGCCTCGAACGCATGAGGCTCGCCGTAGATCATCACGCTTCCGTGGACCCTGACGAGCCACGGGGCGAACACAACTTGGCTCGACTCGTCTACGCTTATCTCTCGCAGAGGCTCAAACTGCCTCAAGAACGCCTGCACTTCCTCAGCTTTAAGCATTACAGCTCCTTCGTTTACGGTAAAAAAAATTCTAGGCGGGGTTTATAAGCCCCCCTAAGGCGTTTTCCAGTGGTCCATAGGGGGTAGCCCCACCCCGCCCACGTTCGTCGATCCTGGATTGATCTGATGCGTCCTGGAGCCATTGAAGATTGCAGGGGTTGTGAGTTATGCAACTCGTGCGTGATGGGGCATATGCTGTGGAGTCCTCAAGCCCCCCAGGTCTTACCACGAAGTCCAGGTACTCCCCCACCCTACCCGTGCCTACGCTTCCTGATTCCTGCCAGCCTCCCTGCAATCCAGCACCCTTTTCGCTCCGGAGACACGTTTTCGGTCTTCCCTAACGGGGGAAGACCTACAACTTTTGGGTTATTCCAACCACTTATGCACAGGTTATCCACCCCCGTGGGCCTGTGCTTGTCCCACAACACTTTTTTGGAGCTGACTATGC